CTCAGTTGGTAGAGCAACTGACTCTTAATCAGTGGGTCTAGGGTTCGAATCCCTAAGGGTGTACAATAAGAGTAATCTAGAAAATGGTTCCGTAGCTCAACTGAATAGAGCACTTGACTACGGATCAAGAGGTTCAAGGTTTGAATCCTTGCGGAATCACCTTTCCAAGATGAAAAGATTATCATTCAGGTAATTAAGTGTTGCACCCTTAGCTCAGTTGGTAGAGCAACTGACTCTTAATCAGTGGGTCTAGGGTTCGAATCCCTAAGGGTGTACCAAATTAAGAAAATAAGGCATAATCACAGCTTAAATTTCTAGAAGTAGAACGGATATAACTTCCTATTGATTAGGTAGTTATGTCCGTTTTTGCATTTATTGGCTGATAACAGATTGATAACATCGGAATATAGACGTGTCGTAGAATCGTTTACGTGACAATCTCTGCAATAAGCTGATACATAGTTCGTTCGGCATTCCTTTAGAAATGTTAAATCTAAGTGGGTTACTAATATGTTATCACCTGCTTGTAAAAATGTTATCAGCTTATGGGCGTAATTAATTTAAGTGTTATTCACAATCGCCTCCACCGAGGTACTGCGCAGAAGGCAGTTTCGGTAGAATTGAGGTTCACTTGTGGAGGTAAGCGAAAGTACTTCTCTACGGGTGTGAAAGTGTGTCCGGCTCAATGGTCGGATAGTAGTAAGCGTGTCATTCGCTGCAAGGAGTCTGACTTGTACAACAAGCAGATTGATGCCATACTGGAGAGGGCAAACGATGTTGTAATCAGAATGAACTCCAAGGGCATTACTGATTTGGATCAGATTCCTGCCCTTATGCAGGGTGCTGCCAACAAATCCCTAGACTTCATCGCCTACTGCGAGAAGCGCTCCCGAGAGCGCAAGGTAAGCGACCATACCAAGAGAAGATACAAGGTCTTCACCGACTTCTTGAAGACGTATGGCAAAATCAAGGAGTTCTCCGACATCAATATTTCCAAGGTTCGTGAGCTTGATGAGTATCTTCACGCAAAGGGATTGGAGCAGAGTACCGTATATTGCTATCACAAATACTTGAAGCTGTTCGTGCGTGATGCCTGCATAGATGATTTGATAGACAAGAATCCGTACAACCATCTGCCTTTCAAGATTGAGAAGGGCGATAAGCAGTTTGTTGACTGCCTGCCGATTGACAAGTTCGAGAGCATCAAGCGCCTTCACTTGCAGTACGGCTACCTTGCGAAGGCTCGTGACCTCTTCTTGATGCAGTGTTATACCGGATTGGCTTACTCCGACTTGATGGCATTCGACTTCACCAAGTGCAAGCAGGCAGATGGCAAGTACTACTACCACGCAAAGCGTGTGAAGACTGATACAGACTTCACCTTCCAGCTACTGGCTGGAGCGGTCTCCGTGCTCAAGAAGTACAACTTCAAGCTGCCCTGCATCAGCAATCAGAAGTACAACGAATATCTGAAGGTTATCGGAATGATGGTCAACGTGCCAAATCTGCACTCCCACATGGGCAGGGCTACGGCTGCAACCTTGTTTCTCTCGTTCGGAATGCCGCTGAACGTGGTGGCTAAGGTGCTCGGGCATACCAATATCCGACAGACCCAAAGATATGCCCGAACCCTCAACAAGGACGTTTACTCAGCATTTGATAACATAGATGGCAAATTCTGATAACATCCTTGATAACATAAGTGAGAAGATAAATGATAACATAACGAGAAGACGAATGATAACAGATTGATAACATCACCCTATCTAACTCGTTGTGCTGCAAACGAATAAAGGGTAGCCATTTCTGACTACCCTTTGTTATTTCCCTCTCGTTCTCGCTTCTCTCTGATGGCTTGCCTTATCCATTCAGCCTTGTTTCTTCCTAGAGACTCGCAAAAGTCGAAGGTTTCTTCATTCACGTGCAGTACTACCCGATTTACTAGGGCTTCTGCGCCCTTGCTCGGTGCTCCTGCTCGGTCTCTCCGTCCTCCCCACCCTGGATGCAGGTTCTTGGCTGGTACAATCTTGTGCTTGCGGTTGTACTCGAACTTCATCACAAGTTTGCCGCCTGCCCATACTTCCACCATTTCTGCATCTAGGGTTTGGTTTAGGTTCTGCTTGGCGATTTCTGCAAGCTGCTCCTTATCTTCGAAAAGGGTATCGCTCTCGTCAAGTATTCCTACATCGTCATATACGATGATTCTTGCCTTCTTTTCCATATCTCCTTCCTCTTATCCCAGTACTGCCATCAATATCGTAAATAAGAAGATGAAGAGCACAAACCATTCCTGCTTTGTCATTTCTTACCTCCTTCCTTATTAAATTTGTTACCGATAACTTTGTATGAAAGAATGCTTCTATATAACATTTCCCCTAAGGTATTTGGATAGAGAACAGGAAAATCTTCAGCTACGATACAAAAGCTAGTGTTTCTTTGATTCCAAACAACCTCGAATACTCTGCCAGTTTCCTTACATCTGAGCAAGTCGTGCTCATAGATAGGAGTTCCGTCACAATCCTGCGCTCCAGTGGACTGGCAGATGGTATTAAGGTCTATCGAACATTTGTTTATTACGCCAATATTAGAGTTATGAAAAACCTCGTTAGGCTTAATAGGATTGCACTCTATCCACTCATCTGTTCTTATTCGCTTTGCCTTGAAATTGATTTCTCTCATCGCTCCCCTCCTTCCTCGATTACTCCTATCGGCTTGATGTCGTTAACGGTCTCATCCTCGGTGAAGAAAGAAACCTTCATACTATCGCTCACATAGCCCATAGCAATCACGTTCTCACGGCTATCCTTGATGATGCAAATATCACCTCTCACCTCGTTCTGAGTCTTCAAATACTTCACTGCGGCATCCTTCACCGCCAAAGGATTCATTTCCTTTGTTATCGTCTCCCCTGACTGAGGGAAGACGAAATAAAATAACTGCTTATTCATAATCAAAATTCAAATAAATCTAGTTGTACGTATCTCTGTTTCGGGAGAATCTTTTCTATTCCCGTCAACAACTTATTGGCATTCTTGCAAACAGAGTTGTTCTTGTTTGTTTCAACTTTGATTTGCCTTTGCAGCCAATCCTTTATCCATTTCAAAGCGGCAGTAATGGCGGCTTCCTGCGTGCCGTACCAATTCGGGTTGCTGAGATTGTTGCCCCAACCTCCTCCTCGGTCAACAAGGGCATATCGGATTCCAAACGTCCACTTACCTCTCACTAATGCCGTTGTTATGATGATGTAGGTCATACCCGAACCGATTTTTGCAGATTCGTCTGGGTTGATGCAAACACCATACTCGTTAAACTTATACCGCTTGCTCATAGTTTACTCTACTTCTTTTTCTGTTAATACTAACTCATCGAACATTGGGCTGTCCTTGTAGGAGCAGCACCACGATGCTTCTTCCTCGTCTTCCGTTACCTCATAGCAGTCGGGATATTCTTCCTTGTAGAAGTCTAGGATCTCAGCCTTTTTCTCCTCCATTCTCTCTTTTGCTGCGGTCTTGGTGTGGAAGACTCCGACAACATCAACACTAGAATAGTCTTGGTTGTCGTTGCCGTGCTGAACCAATACGAATACTTTCTGCTTCTTCATATTACTCGCCCTCCTTCTCTTCTACATCAAATGTAACACTCTCCAACTCGCCATTCTCCAAAGCGCCCAAATCGTACAAACGTCTTGCGGCATTCTCTGCGTCTTCGGATGATGCTGCGTCTAGCGAAACCTTGTAGGTAATTTTCTCTACGATTTCTACTACATACTTCTTCATAATTAAATCCTTTCTTTTTTACTTATTAAACGTTGTGTTCTTTATTCATATAACGCCACTTGTCTATTTATGACCAAACAAAAATATATTTACGAACGTGTGATAAAGCTTGAGGTCGCAAATTCTGTAAAGTTCGTCAAGCAAAACTTCTCGGCACTCCTGTCTGCATTCCCTATAAGCTCTCTGTATCTGTTGCTCGTTCTTGGTACCACATATATACCAATAAAAGAACACTTCGCCTAAATTCTTGTGCATATTGTTCTTGTCATAGAAATTCTTCTGACCTCTGTAGGTCTTGTAACTAGCTCTCATAACGAAATCCTTTCTTTTTAAATTAATACTAGGGGGCGGATGGTGCTTGCAACCATCTGTATCGGCTTGGCTACCGCATTCGCCCTATATAAACAACTAGCAACAACTTCACTTGATGCGCTCTAGGCAGGTGTTCTTGCTTGCCAGCTTCCCATTCGTGAGATAATAGCTCTCACGGAATGGGGTCTTTCTCATTACAAATGTTGTCTTGGCTCTGTACATATTGTTGAACCTATCAACATACGTGGCTCCCTTGAAGAATTTGATTACTATTACCATATCTAGCCCTCCTCTTATATATCAACTATATCTTCAAATTCATTCTTCTTATACTTAATATCCATGGAAATCAGACTCTCAATGTCTAACACGTCCATTTCTGGGTATTCTCTGCACGTATGAATATATACACAGAAACTATCTATCTCGTACTTTTCACTGCGGAACAAAGTATAGCTACTTGTTGGGAAACGGAATATAATTCTGTCCCAATCATTCTTAGCCAGCAAATCCTTAACTATTGCGTTAATCATATTCTTTATTTTTGTGAGGGAGATTGCTCTCCCTCGGGTTAAACTTACTCCTTCATCAGACTTTCTACAAGTTCCTGCTTGGTAGCAAAGACGTATCCCCCCTTTGTGTAGTGTGCTTGGTCTCCCATCAGCACAAGCTTGCAATATTCAGAATCCTCGTCCTTCACAAGATTGATGCGGAGGATCTTGTCCTTTGCTATCTTGTTATCACGCATAAGATAGACCTCCTGCCCAACACAGAAGTTGGTGCGCATTGTGGTGACAGCCCTCTTCTGCACACACCAGTCGTTTGCGATGAACATACAAGCGTAAACTTCATTATCCTCTGCGAGGTCTTTAGCGATGCGGTTGAAAATTTCCTGCTCGGTTGGCTCTCGCTCTTCTCCGCTCTCTTCATTTATTACCTCATATTCGTAACCTAGTCCGTCTTTGTTCAACAAATTAAGTCCTGCGGCTTGCGCCTTTACAACATCTTGGATAGTATGAACCTCAATACCTACCAAATTGTCACTCATTCTAACTGCGTTCTCTGCTTTCATAATCTTATCTCCTATTCTTTAAATTTGTTACTTGTTCTTGCCTATAATCTTGTCTATCTCTGCTTGATGCTGATAGTCGGTGCAGTCGGCAAAATCTTCCTGCTCCTCATAGAAACGTGCTGCGCTCTTCAATTCGTGAAGGCTGGCTTTGGTGTAGTCCTTTGCCGGATTCACTTGGCGAAGATTCTCGCAAGTTCTACAGTACTCGATGAAATCCACAAGCGATTGTTTCTCCTTGCTATCGCCCTGCGTTCCTGCTGCCATAAGTGGTAGAGCAACTATCGCTGCCACTACCAATACTAACTTAATGCTCTTTTTCATTGTCTTATCTCTTTTCTAGTTTAACACTCACTACGTATGGTAATGTATGTTGAGGCTTGTTGTCCTCGTAATGATATTCAAAACCTAACACAACAATACTTGATGGTTCGTTGTCCGTGATGGTCTCTTCTATCATCTTCTTGCTTATCTGCTCCGTACGTTGTACGTGGAATAAGCCCGAACCTAGTTCGTGTCTCTGTGCTAAAGCTATCAATCCGTTGTCGGGATTGAAAAACAGATATTTATCCCCAGTGAAAACCACGTCAACTCTGTTGCGTGCTGTCTTTGTTACTCTGATAACATTCATACTACTCGTCCTCCATATCTTTAGCGTCTCTGATTCTGTAACCTGCTATCGCTCCAAAGATGGCGCATAGCACATAAATTGTAATGTCCATGTTACCTGCCCTCCTTAATATCCTAAATTCTTTCTGATTAATGCGGCTGCGAGAACATTGTCAGCGGTTATAGGCTTCGGCTCTGCCTTGCTTTCTACCCATGCCGCACCGCCAAAACACCAATGGTCTCTTTGCCATTCCTCGCAAAACTTCTCGGCTTCCCAACGTGTAGGAAACTCCTTTTCTCTCATTTCCGAATGTGGTCTTCTGCCATACTCGTAATGTGCTACGTGATGTACTTTCATTTGTCGTTCCTTTCCTTTAAATTGTTATACTTGTGCGGTCTCACGGCTTGAACGTGATGTGCTCCTCTATTCGCTGACCGCTACCAATTTTACTTCTTGCCAAAGTTGAAGATCCTAACGAACTGATAGAATTGTTTCTTGTCGCAAAGGTGGAAGAGGTCTTCCAAAATATACTCCTTGCACTCTCTGTTGCACTCTCTGTAGGTCTCCTGCATCTGTGCTGCGGTCTCGTTACCGCATTCAAGCCAATACAGAAAAATAGCTCCTAAACTCTCATAGTCGTTACTTCCATCGTAATACTTCTTCTGCTGCTCGTAAGTCTTATTCTTTCTCATAATCTTGTAGTATTATGGTGGGGATTGCTCCCCACCTAGTTAGTTACTCTTCTTCTCTTCTAACTCAAAGCCCTTCTTAATTCCTTTGAGGTACATTTCCGCTTGCTCAAAGGTGTAGCTAGTCCAAGTCTCCAATCCGTCCTCGTAAATGTCAATACATTCGTCCTCGGCTTGTGGAGTGCTCTTAAGCGATATGAAATCATATCCAACGTGGGTGTTGATTTCCTTAACTGATGTATTCAAGTAGTTAATGTCCTGCTCACTTACATCTATCATATTTTCGTTATATTTCAACATAATCGTATCTTTTAATTGTTCAACCATCTAGTATTTGTGATTCTCGTCTGTGCTCCTGCAAGTCTGTATTCAGCCGCATCTTTCTTCACTTGGGAGTATGATGTTTCCTTTTTGTCGTAAACACTTTCCTGCTCCCATCCATAGCCGTAGTTAGTCCAGATTGCCCAACCATAGCAGTATTTATTCTTCTTTGCCATAATCTCTTGTGTTTAATCGTTCAACTTTGCCAAAATACCCTTGAACTCCTTCAATCGCTTGTGCGCTTTAGGAGAGTCGGCGTGGTTTGAAATAAAATCCTCTAGAAGGGTTATTCTGTCGCTAATGGCTGATGAGATATTGTATATCTCGTCATCAGTAAGTAATACTATCTTGCTCATTGTCTTATCTTAATCTCATTATTGTTACTTTGAAGATAACCTCACAACTATCTGTTGACTGCTCAATACTCTTGCGCTTGTAAGTTGTGTAATAGTTATCGTATATATCCTTACTGCGTCCAACATACTTGTAACCACACTTGTTAAGGTTTCGTTTCAGCAACTCAGTTTCTTTGTCGCTAAGATGCTTTGTGCATATTGGCTGCATTGTTATCTGTCTCCAAATCTTTCGATTCTGTGAAAATCTACGATATTATCTGCCATAGTCTTGAATTGTTTGGCGTGGGGAGGGGCGCTGCCCCCTTATCTCCCCACACATTGTTACATACTCATTTCATACACCCAGCATTTGCCTTCATACCCCAAAGCAAAGGCTTCTGCTTTATCTCTTGTCTCGAACTGCCCTATGATACGTGGTATCTTGTTAGGCTGAATGAACTCTCTAACTACGATATACTTCTTCATACCTTTACAATTTACTTCTTATCTGTCCGAGTGATACTCTTTCCTTTGGAGTGAGGTAGATGCCGTTAGCACCTTCCTCACTACTGGCAACCTCGTGCAGGATATATTTAAGCACCCACAACTGATTAGCCGTTAAATCTAGTCTCTTTATCGTTGCCATATGTTATAATCGTATGTTTGTCCTAAAACCTTGTCGTACAATTCTCTTGTTTTCTCCACGTATTGCCCTTCCAGTGGAATGGATTCTCGTTAGCGGTTCTACGAAGTATGTTGGCAACCACGATGGCTTCTGCCTTTGTGAGTTCCAATATAATCATTGGTGTTTGTGATTCCTTCTTCATTGTGTTGTTGCTATTAAATTGTGAAACATTAAAGTGCAGGTGTACGTTTGCTCCCAACGTTCACAAGCTATATGTGACCTAGCTCCCTCACTTAACGTTCGTGGGTCAACGTGTTTCGATATTTCTCTAGTCTAACACGACTAGCGTTTTTCCATCTTGCGTGATGAGTGTTTGAGGCTTCTTTGCCTTTGTGCTTTGAGAGTGTCACTAACTCGGTGTACGATGTCCTCGGTGTGTTACAGAGTTCTACCTCTCCGTATTGCTGACTAACACTATTTATATAGCGGTTGTTTCTCATCAATTCACTAATGTGCCATCGCTCCGCTTTGGAAACCAAACTAACTTGATTTCGAGTGCAAAGATAAAGCAAACACTTTACTCTACCAAATAATTAGGCAAGAAAACACTTTCCTTTAACGTTATTTAAGTAAAGAAACCACTTTACTTTATGTAATAATGTGTACCTTTGTACGCAATAACAGAAAGTAAATAGTTTATATGGCATTAAGAATAAAAGAAATCATGGAAAGTAAAGGGTTGACCAACACAACTCTTTCTACGAAAATGGGAGTTACCAAACAAGCGGTAGGACAAATGGTGAAGGCTGAGTCGCTGACAACTGCAACGCTAGACAAGATTGCTGAAGCATTGGGCGTTCCTACGTGGCAGTTGATTGCATCGCCTAAAGAGGTGGCTACAGATATTGAGGAGAGCAAAGGCGGCTTCTCTTCATTCATCCGTTACAAGGGCATCCACTACACCGCTGATACGCTGGAGGAGTTCTTCAAGCAGGTGGAGGAGATTAAAGCAATAGCAAGATGATAGTACTACAAGTTATTATGTGGCTCGCCTTCGGTGCGGTCTCACTCCTCGGCATCGCCTATCTCTTTCACGCATTCGGGAAGGAGAAGGAAAGCAATAATGCATCTGTGAAGTATGCAGGATGGTTCCTGCAACTGATTATCGTTGTATGCTACCTGCATTCGGTGTATCACTTCGGCAAGTGGCTGCAAGATTTGTGGCGCTAGCCCCCCAGCTGGCGTGGGGAGGGCGCTTGCGCCCGTGGGGGCGCTGCCCCCTTATCTCCCCCGAGGATTTTACTCCCCCTTCTCCACCTACAGAGAGAGAACACACACATAAGATAGAGAAGAGAGATAGAAGAACACACCACATAACACATCACGCAACACTCACACAACACGACACAACACCTTTGCCTGCAAACCCTGCAAACCTTGCAAACACTAAGACTTGGTACGGAGAAGGTATAGAGAGAGTACGGAGCGGGTCTATATCGCATCTATCGGGCTTCTTCCTAGATGAGCGGTAAATCCTGCACGAAACCCCGAAAACTACGAAAAACCCACAAAATCAGCCCTAAAATGCCGCAAAACGGCTCTTATATGGCTCAAAACTCACGAATTTGGGAGAAATCCCGACCATCTGCCCGAAAATCGCAAAAATCAGCGAAAATGAAAGGAGTTCGCTTTTGATTGTACTTGCACAACATTCAAGTGTAGCGTTAAATCTTCTTAAAGCCTTCCTTATGCGCACGTGCGTACCTATTAATGCAAATGGGCTTTTTGTTTGCAAAGTAACTTCATTTGTGAAATAAGAAATAACTTTACTCTAGTCTTTTATTCATCCTCGGGAACGACTGAGACTAAAATCCATAATATCAAGCACTTGTAGTTTTATTACAATTAACACTATTGTTTACAAAAGTGGCGATTTTTGGAGGTGCGAGGGGAAAAGGTTTGGGGTGGATTGCGACCCGACAAACAGACTAGTGGTTGGAGGGGTAAATTTTCACGACCGGAAACACGGCAAAACGTATCGCCAAATATTATATATTTGCCCTCGTAAATCAAATAATTGCAATTATGAGTGAAATTTTAGCAAGAATCCCAAAGAATTTGACCTCTTCCCCAGTGCTTGGGGAGAAGAAGGAGTGGGTATTGGGCGCTGCATCCTTGGCGCTTGGCATTGGTTCGTCTCTGTTTGGTGCTAACAAGGCGAAGAAGGCGGCTAGACGAGCACAAGCCGAGAATCAGTACAGAACCAACGCTGAGAAGGCTTGGTACGACAAGAACTACAATACTGACTACCTCGACACGAAGGCAGGACAGAACCTTATGAGAAGAGCGCAGGAGGTGCAGGATGAGTATATTCGCAAGGCTGATGGTGCTGCTGCCGTTGGTGGTGGAACTGCTGCAAGCGTGGCACAAGCGAAGGAGAGTGCTAACAAGGCGATGGGAGACACGATTGCCAATATCGCAGCGCAGGACACTTCACGCAAGCAGCACGTTGAGGATGCTCACCTTCAGAACACTCAGCAGTTGTCTAGGGAACGCCAGCAAATTGAGCAGCAGAAGGCGCAGGCAACGAGCGATGCGGCTCAAAATGCGTCAAACGCTATGTTCAATTTCGGTGTGAACCAATTGGGGTCAGAACTCGAAGGAGTTAAGTCGCAGGGTAGCAGCAAGTTAGCGAATCCAACACCGACCCTTGATAACAAGAATGTAACAGACATCAGCAATGGGCTATCACACAAGGCTGATGCGAACGGACTTTTGAACCCGAACGCATCCAATAACCAGTTGGCTGGTGGCACGATGCTGGATGAAGCGGTAGGCAACCTCAACAAGAAGAAGCCGAAGGTTCCTCACCTAGGAGTGTAGGGCTGGGAAGGTGAGGAGCGAGCGACTGGCGAGGCAAGGGCAGGCAAGGCATAGAGGGACACCCCAAGACCCCCACCCCCTTTGACCACCGTTTGTAATTATAGTATATAAATACATAAATAAAAATCCCGCCACCCCCCACCCCCTTTTTCTGGATTTCGGTTTTCCGATTTTCCCCACCCTTGAATTTTCGGGAAGTGTAAAAATGATTAAACATAAATAATATGGAAGTAAAGATAGGAAAAGGTCTTTTGTCTCAGATAGAAAAGCCATTCGAGTCTAGCAAATAAGATAACGCTAGATGGTTTAGTGAAGTTTCTAAAAGAAATGGACGAGCAGTATAACCATAGAGTAAATACTAGAAGAGAGTATTGTGCTCGGTTGATATGCAAGGATGGAAAAGTCCGAAATGTGCAAGTGGAAGAAAGCAAGAAAGAATCTGAGGAGTGGGGTTCTAAATTCTACTATTACAAAGAGACAGATAACGGCATTATTCCTGCATCATACCACGATATTATAAACCTGTTTTTAAAACATAAAACAAAATAGATATGACATTAGAAGAAGCAAAGAAGATATTAGAGAAAGAGTTTGCAGTGATTGGTATTCACAAGTCAACAGAGCCATTTGAGTTTGACGATAGCAACTGGTTTGGGTATGAGAAGCCTTCTGTGCTTGAAGCTTTCCGTGTTTTATCCAAGGAAGGTTATTATATAACCATTAGCGGACATGATTACGATATGCGTAAGAAACGTTTGGAGAAGGAGTACGAAAAGAACACAAAGGCTCCCGGTCCTGGCGAAGAACATTCAAAGGAAGGCAATCTGAAAGCAGCAACAAAGATGTTTGGTGCGCAGGCAAGGGAAATTATGCGCCTTAATGCTGAGAATGCTGAGTTGCGTGAAACCATTGATAAGATGAAGGAAGGCAACCCAGCCCTTGAAGAATCAGCCACCCAGTTCAACGATGCTTTGCTGGATGAACAGGTAAGGAAGATTGACAAGCAGAATAAAGAGATTACTCGTTTGCTTTCGCTTGTAGAGAAGAAGGAGAACAGTATCAGCCGACTCTACTATGAAAAATCAGTTCTGGAGAAGGAAAATGAGGAATTGAAAAAAGGCGAGATTCCTGCAAAATACTTCGATAAAGCCTTGGTTGACGAACAGGCTGAGAAGATCAAGAAGCTGGAGCATGAAAAGCTCGACATATTGGAAATAGCAAGCTCTTGCAAGCAAACCATTGCCGAGCTTACCAAGGAGAAGGCAAATCTTGAGGATCAGATTACGGTTTTGAATGCTTGTAAAAAGCACAACGATAAAATCGACCGAAAACAGATTAAGTGTCTCGGCAAGGAGATTGCCCGACTCAACAAGATCATCCACAAGAAGAACTTGAAGATTGAGGAGTTGCGGAAGGAAAGTTCTAGACACCTAAGAGAAAAGATGAAGATGTTCGGCGAGAATTTTGATTTGGAACAGGAGTTAAAGGATAAGAACGCTATTTTGTCTGACGTTGCAGAGGAACTTCGCCTTTCAAAGATTCGTGAGAAGAATCTGACCGAGGTAAGCCAGAAGTACATGAAGGAGAACGAGGAGTTGAAGAAGGAGTTAGATGTGGCTAAGAAGCAGAATACAGCAGTAATGGTTGATATGACTGCAAAGTGTTTTAGAGCTGCAAGAGAATCCATTAATGATGTTTTTAAATCTTATGCAGCAAAATATGTGAAAAGTACTCTCGATGATTTGAAAGAGAAAGCTTATGAATCCTTTAACGCAAAGGCGTGTAATCTCGGACTCGTAGGAAGCAAGGACGGAAACGGCATTTTCGACCAGATTGTTGGGGTTGATAATGCAGAGGAAGGTGGTGACCTTTCTGGTGTAATTGTGTTATGCGGCAAGGATTTTATTGATGCAATAAAGAAAATGAAGTAAGATATGCCAGTAAATAATCAGAATCCACAGCAGCAGAAAAGGGTACCTGTTTCCATTAATGGGTACCCTCAGGCTGTACATGATATGATGAGGGCTAAGTACCCTGATTATGATCAGGTGATGGGATTGGGGAACCAGACTATGCAGGGTGGTCCTAATGGGCAGATTCCAGCGGTTGCTCCCCAGCCTATGAATATGAACGTGTTTCAGCAGAATGGCGGCGTTACCGGCAAGCTGGAAGCTCCTGCTGTTCAGCCTCAGCAGACTCAGCAGACACAGCCGGCGGCTTCTTCCATACAAACTCCCTATCTTGGTGATGCAGCAGAGAAGACTCAGCAGCCTCAGACCAGTTCCGAGGGAATGCAGCAGCCCCCTACAGGATGGAAGGCGGACGGTACACCAAGCTATGATGCGCTTTCTTCCGCTTTAAGTGGCTATCAGACGGCACAGAGCAAGCAGGTTCCAGAGTTCCAGGCAGACCCTTCCAAGAGGGATGGCGGCTTCTTCGGGTGGCTGGGCAAGCTGATTCCAAAGAGCCGACCGGGTATGCGTGAGGGTGAGACTCCTGATGAGTATGACCGCAGAATCACTACCAACAGAGAGCGTATTGCAGCATTCGCCGATGCCGTCCGTCACATGGGCAACATCGTGAATACTTCCAAGGGTGCGCCTTTGCAGGTGTTCAACGACCCAACTACCATGATGGAAGAAGCTTACCAGAAGCGCAAGACAAAGAGAGAGAAACAAGCTGCCATTGATGCTGATGCGGCATATAAGCAGGCAAACCTCGACCTTAAGAGTGCGGCTGCAAAGGCAGACAAGGTATATAAGGAGTACCTGATGGGGCTTCGTGGCGATAATGCCCAGCTTGCCAAGGATAAGTTTGAGTACCGAAAGGGCAAGGATGCGGCTACCGCCCAGTATAAGCAGGAGAAGGACCAGCGAGACTTCGAGTACAAGCAGGGGCGTGACAGGGCAAAGGACGAGCAGACCAACAGAAGACTGAACATTTCACAGTATAATGCTACCCATAAGGGAAGCGGACGTGGACGATCAGGCGGCGGTGGAGGCTCTTCTGCCAAATATGTAACTTGGGATGCAGAAGGAAAGCCTCATTACGCATCCAACAAGACCATGTATGAAGCAAACGAAGCCTACTACAATGGAAATACTTCTGGCAATTCATCTACTTCAAGCAGCAAGGAAGTGTTCAACAGGGATGGCTCTACTACAAGAACCACCAACAGACAAAGCGGTTCTTCTGTTGCACAGAGAGCAGGAGCACAGAGAAGACAGAGGGAAGAAGCCAGAAAGAAGGCAGCCAAGCCTGCCGGCAAGTCGAAGAACGGATATAAGAATACAAAGAAACTTGGTTTATAAACATTAATATATAATATATGGCTGAAGATAAATTTGACCAACTTTATAACGCCTTGAAAGCCGATGGCGCAGTTTCAGGAACTAGAGAACATTTCAGACAGTTCGTGTATGCGCCTGGCAAGCAGGGCTATCATAACAGAAAGCAGCTCTATGATGCGCTTCACGCAGACGGTGCTGTTTCCAGTAATTCGTATGAGGAGTTTGCGCAGCGACTCGGACTTCACGCAGTAAATCCGAAGCCTCAGCAGCAGAAGCTAGTTCAGCCTGTCAAGAAGCAGACTATGAAGCAGAGAGCGCAGGAAGTCGCAGCTCAGTATCAGAAGTCAAGGCAGCAGAAGGCTCAGCAACCTAGAACGGCTACTACTTCTGGTACAGACTATATGCAGAACTGGCGATTGATGCACATGCGTAACGACCAGATGAATCCGATGCAGCAGGCTCAGGCTAGCAATGCGCGCGCACGCATGCAAAGAGCACAGGAACAGGCTGAACGTCAGGAACAGCAAAGAGCAACCCCTATCAGCAGAAGCAGAATAACCCCTACTGCCAAGAACTTCAATGAGACAATGCAGCAGCTTTCTACTCCAGAGGCTAGACAGGCTAGAGCCAAGCAGCAGCGAGAGGACGATGCAAGAGCACTTGCCCAGTATGAGGTTGAGGGTAACAAGTTCGTAAGGAATGACGGCAAGACCGAAGGTATTTTGGGTGATGATCTTCTCAGTCTGGTTGACTCTTCCATGAACGAGGCGCAGGAGTTGACACGTCAGCAGTATCAGCAGAACCTTGACAAGATGGGCGGCATCTATGCGCCTCAATCGGTAAAGGAACAGGCTTTCCGTGATGCCCAGACGCAGGAACAGGTGAACCGTCAGAACGTTCTGATGAACAATCTCAGTAAGAAAATCGGCGAGATTTATTCGCAGAAGGGAATGCAGCGCCATATTGCCGAGAGTGCCGAAAGATTGAATATGGGTGTGGAGGAATATGTTGACAAGTACGTTACTCCAGAGATTATGAACTATGCACAGAAGGCTTTGACGATGCGCAACCAGGAGGAAATCATGCCTCACGGTGCGCTTGACTATATCGCCAAGAACCTCAGCAACTCTATTATCGGTATGGTGGTGGCTCCATCTGTGATGTCTAGAGATACCAGACAGAGATTGCAGGAAGGTATTGCTATTGCTGATGGTGATGCGGAGATTCAGAAGGTTGCCGGTCACAAGGACGAGACCTACCGCTCGGGCATCGGTACGAGATTCGCTTCTACAGCCGTCAATATGGCTGCTGACTCTGGTCCGCTCGCCGTTATCGGTGCAGGTGCGAGTGCTGCCGTGAATGCAGGAACCCGAGTGCTGACAAACGGACTGGTGAAGGCTGGCGTGATGAAGGCTGCACAGAGACTTACCGCACAGCAGATGGCTTTCAAGGTTGCCAATATGACTACGGCACAGAAGATCATGTCGGGATTGGGCACAAGAACGGCTACCAGTTCGCTGAATCTTGCAGGATATTCGGGCGTTACTGCTGCATTGAGTCAGGCTTCTACTGGCGATGATACTTCTTTGCAGGCTATCGGCGAGGCTGGTCTGAAAGGCGCAGAACACGGTGCGGTTACTGGCGCCATGTTTGGTATATCGGGTGCGGTGATGTCTCCTTGGGTTTCCAAGTTCGGAATCACCGGCATGGAAAAGAGTACTGGAGAGCGATTGCTTCACGGCGCACAGAAGTTTGGTGCTACGGCTGCTGGTCTCGGCGTTGAGGCTGGAACCATGATGGTTGCCGACAACGTGACTGGTGACAAGGATATTTCCTTCGGCACTTGGCTGGAAGATGTTGTGATGGTTGGCGCTTTCAAGGCTGGCGAGCCTAGCAACTTCGTGAAGATGGGCAATATCCTGCATCATCTTACCCATAACAGCGGTGGTAATTTCGTGATTGGCAAGAATGCCAACGGCTCCCCTATTGCCGTGGATATTCGTCTGACTCCTGACGAGAAGAATGAATTGATTTCTTCTGCATCGGGCAAGAATCTGATGGATGCTTTCGTGAAGGTGGACCGTGCATCGAAGACCGCACCAAGAGATCCGAAGTATAAGACGGCATACACGGATTTCATGAACGACCCAGACGTTTCTCAGAGCACCAAGGAGAAGGTGAATGCAGCGATGGGACTGTTCAATACTACAAGGGGAAGAAGCTACCGAAGCGTGAACGATGTGAAGAATAAGCAGATTCTTGAATATACAAAGAACGGAACGCTGCTTACACGTACCTCTTATAAGAATGCCGATGAGCGCCGTGCCATCCTTTACAAGCAGAAGCTTTATCGTGACAATGATGATATGATGTCGCTGATTGGATATTCCAAGATGAAGGATATGCAGCTGACTGATGAGGACGGAAATGTTACCAGTCTGGCACTTGGCTTCCTCCGTAATAAAGGCTATGACACAAGCAAGGATGTTACAGACCCGATAAACGCCCAGCTGATTAATGACTTGCGCAACCCGAAGAGTGCGCTCTATCTTGACTGGGAGAAGTATGTGGACGTTTACGGTTCGTATGGCGATCTTAAAGTAGAATCCGCAGACGTTGTTGATGGTCTTATTGACACATGGAAGAAGATGATCAACGACAAGGGGAACATTACTGTTGATATTGACAACATCATGCGCAAAGACCCGATGAAGCGCACCGACCAGGAGAACAAAATCTTCTATTATGTGAAGAGCGAGCTTGAAAACAGACTTTTTCCTAGCGGAAAGCCACACGCAGACCAGTCTGCCAGCCAAGGTAAGACGGTTGCCGAGGAGAATAAGCTCGGTACAGATAATCCTGAAGGCGGTGTCGTGGTGGATGAATTGCGCAATCTCCATAATGCGGAACAGGCGGTTGATGAAGCGATGGAGAGCAACGATGTTTTCAAGCAGACTTTCGAGAAGTTGCATCAGCAGGGCTTGACACCGGCACAGATTTACGATGCACTCATTCAGAATGGATTGACCGAAGAAGAGTTGACTCCACTTGCCCAATATATCAATGCGAACGCCAGAGTGCAGGGTATGCAGCAGGCTACTGCTGATGCCATCGAGGAAAATGTGAAGAGCTTTGTTTCTGATTGGAGCTATCACGGTACATTGAACGGTCAGCCAATGAATGGCGAGCAGGCTTTGTACGTGCAAGACAGCAACGGAAGGACCCTTCTTGTTGGTTCGGGTGATGTTGCCTTCGACCAGACTACAGGTAGAGCCAAGGAAGGTGTCGGCGATATGCTCGTCTGCTTCGCCCCTAACACCAAGGAAATGGTTTATGTGAAGGCGGATGAGGTTACTTTTTTCCAGAATCAGCCTATCGACCAGTTTGCTTCTGAGTATCGCCAGAGATTGCAGATGAAGAACTCTGAGCCTTACAATCAGGCAGCACAGGAGCAGGCGATGTTGGATGCAGCCAAGCCTCAGCAGGAGCAGGAATCTCCACAAGATAATACCACAAAATCTGGTGAAAATGGCAAAGATGATACCACATCTGACACCACATCGGGCAAAGATAATACCACAAATGAGGACTTAGTACCACAAGAGCAGCCTCAGCCTAGCAGAAAGTTTGCAGATGGTTCAGATGTTCCTATGGCTACGGACAGCAAGGGAAGACCTACACCAGATTATGAGAAAATGACTCCAGAGCAGAGTGCAGAGATTCTTACTGAGGATTTCGGGGATAATGCCGAGAAGGTGGTGGACGGACAAATTCAGAAAGCGGAGAAGGCTTTGAAGGATGCCGAGAAGATGAAGGTGGACTATACCGCCGAACCTAACGACATCATGGAGCAGGAGGCTTTGAAGAATCAGACTATTGAAGCTGCCAAGAAGCAGTTGGACCACGCTCAGAAAATCAAGAAGGCTATGACTGCCAAGAAGGTGGCGGAGACCGTTGGCAATACAGAGCAGACTGAGGGCGCTCATGAGGCTGGCAGCGTGGCTGCACAAAAGTTTGTAAATGCGCCTAGACTGGTGGGCAACAAACGCACCCGTATGCTGGCTGACGGAGAGACCAAGATCAGAGGACACTACGAGATTGTGCCGGCTGAAAGCCTTACTCCTTCTCACGATGTGAACAATGGCTACAAGAAATCTGAGGGATTCCCTACCGATGCAGAAGGTAGAACCGTGAATGACCGTGACTATGAGCACGACAAGGCGGCTCAGCAGAATACGGACCAGATTGCTCGAAAATATAACGGTATGGCTATCGAGCAGGTGCCAGTGGTATCTGACGAGGGTATCGTATATGATGGTAACGGTAGAACCATGGCAGGACAGAAGGCTGCAAAGGAAGGCACGGATGGCGAATACATCAACGACCTTCTGGAGAATGCCGAGAACTTCGGCTTTACTAGAGAGCAGATTGAGCAGAGCGGAATCGAGCATCCTCGTCTGGTAATGGTGACGGATGAGAGATTGCCATACGATGCAGCTACATTCGCTAAGTTCAACCGAAACGAGAAGAAGACTCAGAGTAATACCGAACAGGCGGTTGCCAAGGCTAAGACCTTGACTTCTGACGAGGTAGGCGCGATTGTTGCCGAGATAGAGGGAAATGGTTCTCTTGATGCTTTCTTTAACAATTCCAAGGCAATAAATGACTTGGTAAAGACGTTAGTAGATAAAGGCATCATCGGACAGAACGAGGTGGCACAGATGATGGATAGCCCTGAACGACTTTCAGCACAAGGCAGGGAGTATGTGAAGAACCTTCTTCTGGGTTCCATCTTCAAGCCTGAGACTATCAGAATGCTGGGCATCGACTCTACGGTGAAGAATAAGGCTATCAACGCTATCCGCTCGGTGATGGACAACATGAAGCTGGGCGAGTTCTCTCTTCGTGACGAGATTGATCAGGCTATCCAGTTGCTCTATGAGGCAAGACAGGGTGGCAACAAGGTTGATACCTTGCTGAGAACATCAGAAATGTTTGGTGAGGATGCGGCTAAGCGCTACCCTTCTATCTCTCAGATGATGGCTTTAGCCTTGGAGGGCAAGGTTTCTGATTTCAGGGATTTGCTTGATGAGTACAACCGTATTGCTAAGGCTAGAAATACTGGCGAGGGCAGTATCTTTGAGGCTGCTCCTACCAAGGAAGAGTTAATTAATGAGTATTTGAACTTTAAAAAATGGCAAGATTATGGCACAGGACATTCAGAAAATGAAGGAGGCAATGATGTTTCAGGCGTTGAAGAACCTCAACAAGAAGCATCAGGAGGAAATGAACCAGCAGAAGCAGAGCGACCAAGAGTAGAAGAGGCTGACGACTTAGAAAACAAGGAACTCGAAAGTCGTATTGAAGTGACGGACGAGGAAACCGAGACTCCATCAAAGAATGGTCCTATCATGAAGCAGAAGATTCTGATTGATGGAGACAAGGAGGTTATCAAGGTTGATGAGCCAAACGAGAAGGGAGAATACACCGGCTCATACTATGAGTATGATGGCAAGAAGTTTGGTGACCTGAATGAGGTTGTCGAATATGTTGACGGTAAGGTAAAAGAAAAACCTCTCCCACTCTTTCCAAAAGAAGAGAAGCCAGACCCTCAGTTTAACCCGATTGAGGCAGCTGCAGCAGAGTTCAGAAAGGAGCATCCTCTGACCGAGGATGAGATTATGAAGGCAGACGTGGACGATTTATCCAAGGATATGGCTTTGGACTATCTGAACGGAGAAGTGACAGACGATTTACACCGTGCTATCTACGAAAGCATCTATGCTAAACGCAAGGGATTGAAGGCTGAACCAAAGGTTGAGACTCCTAAAACGGAACCATCTGCTGACCCTATGGAGGGTATCAAGAATGCGGCAGAAGGATTCGAGAAGGAGAAGAAAGCTAAGGCTGAGACAGAGAAGAAGCCTCAGCAGGCGGCTGACGATGAAGCGGTAGCGGCTTCTAACAAGAAGGTTAATGATCTTTGGGATATGCTCAAGAATGCCGGCAAGGATGAAGCGTCTGTTTCGTTCATCGGTCTTAACTCTAGACAGCTGGAAGTGTTGCCTAAGCTGGTGAGCGCCATGGCAGAGAATGCTTACCTGAGAATCAAGAGGGGTATGCACAATCTTGAAGACGTGGTTAAGGAAATGCGCAAGGAGTTTGCTCCTGCTTCCAAGCTCTTCAAGAAAGAAGATGTGGATGCTATCTATGAGCAGATGATGAATATCCGCTATCGTGATGGTGAGCAGCGCATGAGCTTGAAGGAGTGGGCTGACTACTACGAGAAGACTTCGCCTAAGCATCAGGAGAATCTGGTGGGTGACTCCATGACTGCCGAGGAGAGAAAGATGGCTGAGAAGAAGTTTATTGATACAGTGAACATAAAGTTGGTTTTCAAGCATAAGTTTAACGGTATTGTTGAGCTGAGACAAATCGCTGAGAAAGTTGGCTTGAAGGATATTAAGGACACAGACCTTCAGGAGCTTGCTGAAACAGCCATTGTTAAGCGGGCAAGAGGTATCGCTTCTTCTGAATCAACCAATAATGCCGAGAAGTTCAAACGCATCAAGGCACTCTATGAGAATCAGCCTAGCCTCAACCAGCGTGATTCAGAGCGAGTGATGAAGCAGCAGTATTCTACCCCTGCCCCTTACGCTTTCCTTGCGGATATGTATGTGAAGGGCAACGGCAAGGTAATTGAGAGTGCTCTGGAGCCTAGTGCCGGAAACGGCATGCTTACCATCGGCTTGCCTATGGATAAAGTGCATGTGAACGATATTGACGATACGAGATTGCTGAATCTGAACAGACAGGGCTTCGGAAAAGTGACCAGTCAGGACGGAACCCAGCCATTCAACGTAAAGCCAGTTGATATTGTGATTACCAATCCACCATTCGGTAGTGCAACACAAAGAGACTATGATGGCTACAAGATTTCTTCTCTGGAAGGACAGATGGCTATCAATGCCTTAGACAGCATGAAGGGTGATGGACGTGCTGCTATCATTATTGGTGGCAACACGGAATACGCCAAGAACGGAAGTCTGAAACCAAAAGACAAGGCTTTCCTTGGTTATCTCTATAGCCACTATAATGTGGAGGACGTGATTAATGTGGATGGCAGTCTCTACGCCAAGCAGGGAACCAGCTACCCTACACGTATGATTTTGATAAACGGAAGACGCTTGAATGAAAATGCCTTTCCACCAGTGAAGGATAAGGCTAGAGCCGAGACCGTGAAAGATTATGACGAACTTTATAAACGAATTGAAGATGATATACTACGAGGTGAACGGATGGATTCTTCCATCGGAGAAGAAACAAGAAGTACTCAACCAGAGCTTGATCAACAAGGCGCTGCTGTTGCTCCTAAAGAGGGAGTACGAGCAGGAGAACGAGGAGGAAGCAAACCAGATGGTAAGCGAGAGCCTGACTTATTTGACTCCACTTCCGTATCAGGAACCCATGATGACTTGGAGAATCAACGAGGAACCGAGCCAAGACAAGATGGAGGACTTTCTGATGGAGATAGTAGAGCAGACGGAACAGGGGCAGAGCCTTCTCCAAGCAAAGAACCAACCACTGGAACCAATGAGCAGCGAGGAAATGGATCAAGAGGAGCTGGACGGAATGACGCTCAGTCAAGTACTGATGAACCTGCCAACGCCGGGAGCGGAAGCGGACCACGGGGACAATTACAGCGGGTGGACAAATCCGTACGTGGACTAAGTACAGAGAAAGTTACCTATACCCCTAAGAGTGGAAATCCATTCACTCTGAAAGCAGTTATGCCTGCCGATCAGCAGGAGGCGGTAAACAAGAATCTTGAAAAGCTGGGCGATGCCGACCAGTTCCTGGTTGATGAACTTGGCTATAATGATAAGGACGATTTGTATTCTCATCTTGCCGCAGAGCAGGTTGACTCAGTAGCTCTTGCCTTGCAGCAGGCAAAGAAGGGCAACGCCTTCATCATCGGCGACATGACCGGTATCGGTAAGGGAAGACAGGCTGCTTCGCTTATCAGATACGCCAAGAAACAGGGTCAGGTGCCAGTGTATTTCACCAAGACCGCAGGATTGCTGAGCGATGTTTATCGTGACTTGGTGGATATTGGTAGCCCAGAACTGAGACCATTTGTATTCGGTAGTGCCAAGGAAGCTGCCATTACCGACTCAGACGGAAATGTAGTATTCGCCCTGCCATCGAAGAGTGAGGTGAAGCGAGTACTTGATTACATTGAAAAGAACGGCAAACTGCCAGAGGAATACGACTATGTATTGACAACCTACAGTCAGGTAAGCAATGGCGTTTACGAGTTTGACGAGAATGGTGTCAGAAAAGAGAAAAAGCTTGCGAAGGGTAAATCTTTCGGCGCTGCCGCTCTCAGCGGACAAAGAAGACGTGATGCCATCGAGAAACTGATGGATAATGCTTACCTTATCCTTGATGAAAGTCACACAGCTGGTGGAAATAGCGGTCAGGGAAACTATTTTCAACACATTATTCAGAAGGCAAAGAACGTTACCTTCTTCTCGGCAACCTTTGCCAAGAGACCAGACAACATGCCTATCTACGCTTTGCGTACTGCCATGAACGAGGGCGGTATGAAATCATCCGACTTGATTGATGCGGTGAAGCGTGGTGGTGCAACCTTGCAGGAAATCATGAGCCAGACCTTGACACAATGCGGTCAGATGATTCGCCGTGAGCGAGATATGACTGGCGTGACCATCGACTGGAAGGCGATTGATGATCCTGAGAGAGTGCAGGAGCAGCGAGAGCAGTATGATAGTATCATCGGTTTGTTTAATGATATTATCAATTTCCAGAAGAAATATGTTTCAAGTTACGTTGATGAGCGTAACGATGAATTGGCAGCCATTCAATCTACTATGGGTATCAAGAAGGGTACTGCTGCCCTTGGTATCAAGAACCAGCCTTTCGCAAGCAAGGCATTCAATACCGTTCAGCAGGTGCTTCTCTCCCTGAAAGCCAAGTCTGCCGCAGAGCGTGCCATCGACTATTTGAAGCAGGGAATGAAGCCTGTGATTGCGTTGAACAATACCAACGAATCGCAGACCGGCAACTTCGCACTAGGCGAGGAAATGGACGCACCAGACTTGGGCACATCCTTGAAGAAGGGTCTTGAAGGTACACTTCGCTACACCAAGAAGGATGCCAAGGATAACAGCGAGAGCGGCTACATCAATCTTGCCGATTTGGGAGACGAGGCTGTTGAGGCTTATCGCGAACTGGAAAAGAAGATTGAGCAGACAAGTACAGGTCTTTCCCTCTCTCCTATTGATGTTATCAAGAATGAGTTGGAGAAGGCAGGCTATAAGGTGGGCGAGTTGACTGGAAGACAGACCGAGTTCGTGTATAACGAGAACGGAACTGTTACCAAGATAAAGCGTGCTGATACCGATAAAAAGAAACTCGCGCGCGACTTTAATGACGGCAAGATTGATGCGCTTATTCTGAACAAGAGTGCTGCCACTGGTATCTCTCTTCATGCTTCGAGCAAGTACAAGGACCAGAAGAAGCGTGTGATGATCGTGGCGCAGCAGCAGCTCGATGTGAATGATGAGGTTCAGATGCGTGGACGTATCGACCGAACCGGTCAGGTGGCAAGAGGTGCATACGAGTATGTGGTTTCCCTGATTCCTGCCGAGCAACGACTACTGATGATGTTCAAGGCTAAGTTAAAGTCGCTTGATGCCAATACTACTTCTTCGCAAAAGAGCAAGTTCAACGAAATGGAAGTTGCCGATATTACCAACAAGTATGGTGATAAGGTGGTTAAGGAATATATGGCTGAGCATCTTGACCTTTATGCTCGCATGGCAGACCCATTTGGATGGGAAAAGAGCCTTGGAGAAGATTTGTCACGCATCGACCCACAGAGACTTGTAGCCGAGGGCGGTGGTGTCGGTGATGGCGAGGCTGGTGCCGATGCAAGCAAGTTGCTTGGGCGTATGGCTTTGCTGAGAGTAAGCGAGCAGGAAAAGATGTTGCAGGAGATTGGTGAGCTTTATGCCAACGAGATTCAGCGCCTCAACGAAATGGGTGAGAACGACCTGGAGATTACCGAGCTGCCATTGAAGGCTAAGACTATCCGCAAGGAAGTTTGGAAGCAGGGTGCAGAGCCAGGCGGCGATAATGCCTTTGCCGACAATACCTATATAGAAAAGGTGAACATGGCTATCTTGAAGAAACCTATGAAGGCTGCTGAGGTAAAAGCTTCGCAGGAAGGCTTGACTGGCGGCAAGACTTGGGAGGAATACAAGGCTGAGAAGAAGACTGCCGTGAAGGAGTACTTCGACCAGAAGATTGCGGACGAGACTCAGAGGTATGAGGAGCGTGCGGTGAAGGTTGCTACCAAGGCTAAGGAGAAGTATATCAAGGATGCTAAGAAGGGTCAGAAGGATTCGGGCATGAGCGATGAGCAGATTGAGAAGATGGCTGGCTATCAGTATGACAACATCTACAAGCAGGAGAAAGATAAGCTGAACGATGTGGTGAAGAATCTGAAAGCTAAGGCTGAAATGTTTGAGCGAGTGCTTGATACATTCGATACAAACGAAACCTTCGTTCTGCCTACGGATATGAACAATCCTAACGAACTGAGCGGATTCGGCAACAGTTACGGAAGGCTCATAGACATCAAGATTACGGATAACTTCTCGCCTAACGCCTCTACGGTTTCCTTTGCAACCTTGGATGGCAGAAGAAAGATCACCTTCCCTATTGCTGGCAAGGTGGGTTCTGGCGAAAACAAGGTGGATGTTATCGGTTCTATCGACCGTATGACCAAGCAGGCTGCCGGTATGGGTGATAATCATATCAAGGTATTGAACCAAGACCTTAATAATTGGGATAGACTGACCAGCAACGAGAGTCGCAAGGATGGCTATATTGTAACTGGTAATCTGATGCAGGCACTGGTTGACAGTAAAGACCAAGGCTTGGGCGGTCAGCTGGTGAAATATACAGCTGATACTGGCGAGGTGAAGACTGGTATCTTGATGCCGGACCACTTCGACCCTAAGGGCTTGACTACAGACGCACCTATCAACAGCGTGGCTGATAAGTTTGAACTTTCATCATGGCACGGCGGTATTGACGAGGTTACTTCATCGGATGGTGAAGTAAAGGTGAAGCGAATAGACAACAATCGTGGCAACTACTATGAACTTCGTGTACCGAAGAGCAAGGCAAAGGGCGGCAAATACTTCTTGGATAATGACTTGCTAAAACTGGTTAATGGCAATAACTTCGAGACAAGAGGTAACAATATGCTTGCCGAGTTTAAGCCTGAGCAGTTGAAGCCAGTACTGGACCGCTTGTCTAAGATGGGTGTGAAGGTGCAGGAAGAGCGCAAGACTTCTGAGGATGAAGGTATCCACTTCCGTGAGGACAGAGGCTTGCAGTATTCTAAAACAGATACAAAAGATGTTAAGAAAGGTAGAATCATTCCCGAAGATGTAGATAAAACCGTATCTTCGCAGATTGAAAAGAGATTCGATGCAGAGGTTGAAAGACTTTATGGGGATTCTTCTGAAAAGCCTAACATAGAGAAAGAGGCTAACAAATATGCTGAAAAACAGTATATTGATACTTTTAAATATGACAAAAAAGGAAATCCTGTCAAAAAGTATGAAGGCTTAAACTCTATCATCGACTCTTTGGATAGTAAACTTAAAGATATAGAACAGAAATATGGATTCAACAGGAAATCAGACATCAACGAAATCAAAAGTGCTATTGGAACCGAAACAGCCGAAGGAAATGACTCCAGAGGAATGGGTGGAGTTTCACAAGGGGATAGTGTGCGAATATCCGGCAGAAAAGGGATACTCTCAGATTACAAAGAAACGGCGCTCTCTTTGGCAGCTGCTCAAAGAGCTAAAGAATATCTTCTCGAAAGATTCAATAATATCCGATTAAAGTATGGTCTCGAAGAAGGAGATTGGGCTAGCAAAGAACAGGTTGAAAGGATTTTTAACGATTACAACAGCGATGCTGATGTTAAAAAGATTTTTGACCGCATTGAAGACATAGTTGATGTTCTTGGAACAAAGTTGAAAGGTGAAGCTTATAAAAAGGTCTATACTGAGGGATATTATTATCATCCAAAGAACTATATATTGATAGATACAGACTACTTATCTTCCATTCAGTTCAGCAAACAAGAACTTGCTTCTACAATCTGCCACGAAATGTTGCACGTTGTGACATCGGACATTATCAACCTTTATCGAAAGGGCTATGGTGACTTACTGAATGAACGCCAAAGAAAGGCGGCAAAAGAGGTGGTTGATCTGTACGGTAAAATCAACTCTTACTTTGAGAGACATTTTGAGGGAGCAAAGCCTTATGCGCTTACAAATCCTGCAGAAATGATAACAGAGCTAGCAAACCCTACATGGAGAAGAATCGCAGCACAGATTCCTGCCGCAAAGGGATGGTTCAGAAAAATCGTTGCTGCCGTTAGAGATATGCTTGGTTTCCCTCCAAAGGTTAGTGCGCTTGACAGACTGGACGAAGCTTTAGAGAATGTAATCAGGAATCTTGATTATGGCGTATTCCAAAAGGGAGCAGAACTTAACGATGAGATTGTCAACAAAAAGGTAACTGACCCTGAGGAGCTGGACCGCCTCAACAAGGAGAAGACTTTCAGAATGTATAGCGGAATGCAGGAGGTGGACGGTAAGCTTTACTCCCCTATGGCTGCTATCATTGACGGAAAGCGTACCGATGCTACCGAGATTGGTGCTTGGATGGGCGCAGACGAGCGACCAGACCTTGTAAAGAACGGCAAGTTTACACTTGTGAAGACTGACAAGAATAAGGGTGTTGGCGAGGGCGATGTGCCAGCTGCCTACAATCCTTACATGCACACCTCCACTTCTATGATGAACGACCAGTTTACCGGTGCTTACGCTAGAGGCAACATCAAGGTTGTGGAATGGGAGATTCCTGAAAGCGAGAAGACTAGCGGCTATCACGCTGAAGGTGCTAAGGATGCCGTGGGACTTGTGCCTTGGCATTCGGGTTCGGTTAATAGTTTGCTGCCGAAGGACAGACAGAGACAGGTGATGCTTTCACGCTGGAGAAAGGCGGTGAGAGTGGTTCCTGATTCAGAGGTGGCTGAGAGTATCGCAGAGCAGTTGAAGGGCACTGGCTTGGCTATCCCTTGGAATGTGGTTACTCCTAATCAGGTTAGGGAGTTGGCTAAGCTGGGCGTTCCTATCACTACCGTTGAATCGGGAAGACAGGCTCCTGAAACAAAGGAGAAGTTCTTGAAGCAGATGGCTGAACTGGAACAGGAGTTCCCTCAGGCTAAGTTCGTCAACGTAAAAATGACAAAGGATGCCTACAAGGAATGGGGCAAGAATGGCGGCACCAAGTTCCGCACGGACCACGGCGATGGCAACTACCCTACTTCATCGGTTGAAAGCCATGTAGAGAAGGTAGCTCAGAATACTGGCGGCAAGGTGAAGATGGTTTCATCGGTTGGTGAAATCACCAACAAGGCGGCTAGGGCAGCTATTGAGGAAGGCAGAAAGATAACTGGCTGGTATGACGAGAAGACTGGCGAGGTGCATCTTTACATGCCTAATATCCACGACCGATATACTGCCGAGAAGACTATCTGGCATGAGGTTGTTGGACACAAGGGAATGAGAGAGTTGTTTGGTGATGAACGATTCGACAAGTTCCTTCGTGATGTGTGGTACGACTTGGATAAGCCTGAGAATGCAGCTTTGAAGAAGCTGGTGGATGAAGAGAGAAAGTACAATCCTCTGAATATCTATGATGCCATTGAGGAAGGTATCGCCCGACTCGCCGAGGATGGCAAGGGTGAAGCTGGATTCTGGAATGGTATCAAGAATAAGGTATCTGATTTCCTTCATGAAATCGGTTATCGTATTGCTCCTAATACTAAAGATGTGAAGTACTTGCTCTGGTTGAGCAAAAACTTGCAGAAGAATCCGAATGATCCTTATTGGAAGATGAGAGCCGAGGCGGTGAAATACCGTCTCGACCATGAGCGTATGCCTGCTGTTGTAGCTCACGATGGTATGTTCTACGGCAACGATGACAAGGTTCGCAGTATGGAAAGTCTTACCAAGAGTGAGTGGGATGAGGCTACAGACGGACAGATTCACTTCCGCACTACCCCATCTGCCGGCACTGCACTCGATAGATACCACCGTTCGCTGGACGAGCATGGCTATATGTTCACCGAGAGCTATATGGACAATATGCTTTCGTTGAAGAAGCTGATGAATGCGATTGTGCCAGACAAGAAGATTGAGGATATTGCCTCTTCTGAGAATCCTTATATGTTGCAGAATACCATGCAGGGTGCGATGAGTGATGCGGATCAGATGTTTGAGCGCAACGTGATGAAGCCTCTGGATAAGGCGATGGCTGACGTACTGGATGCTTTCGATGGCAAGAAGGACGATGAGAAGATAAGAAACTTCAATCTCTATATGATTACCAAGCATGGTTTGGAGCGAAACAGAGAGTTCTTCGTTCGTGACTTCCTCAAACAGATGAGAATGGATGAGCAGAAGAAGCAGGATGCCGACTTCCTGGAAAACAGTTATTATAGCGACAAGGAGTATATGGATAACGAGTTGAAGGCTGGCAACATCGACCTAAAGGAGTACTACAGACAGTTGGACGAGAGTATCAGAAATCACTTTGATGCTGACTTCGAGGCTGGCGAGCACGACTATTCGGGTATTCACGCTATTCAGGAGGTAGCGAAATCTTCTGACCCTTACGATGATGCTGAGGCTATCCAGAGCGTGATGGATTCGGAAGCGAAGATGGAGAGCATCAAGAAGGGAGCCGTGAAGGACTATTGGGATAAGGTGAAGGCTGCTACCCAGTATTCTATTGACAGCGACTACAAGAACGGCATCATCAGCAAGGAATTGCACGGTCATGTATCCAATATGTTCAACTGGTATGTGCCTTTGAGAAAGTATGATGAGGCTACTGCAGAAGATACTTATGGCTACATTACTGAGCAGGGCGACCCGAAGAGCTATATCGGAAGCACGATCATGAGAGCGAGAGGACACAAGTATCTGAGTGAGACTAACGTACTGGCGCAGATTGGTGCGATGGGCAACAGAGCTATCAAGAACGGCGGTATGAATGCAATCCGTCAGGCTTTCGCAAGATTCGCGCGAAATAATTCGGGCAACAATCTGATTACCGAAACAAGCGTTTGGTATGAGAAGGACCCAGTGGTGAACATCGTCTATGAGCGCTACCCTGATATTCCAGAGGGCGCTACGGCTGACGAAATCAATCAGATTGTTTCAGACTTCAACAAGGATATGAAGATGAAGGAATCACAGGGCTTGGCATACAAGGTGTATCGCAGAGACAAGATAGGTTATAAGTTCCAGAGAGCAGAGAATAAATCGCAGCATATCGTGGACGTGAAGATTGCCGGAAGGACCCATACATTTATTATTAACGGAAATCCTAGAGCAGCGCAGGCGCTGAATGGATTGCTGGAGAACTCGGGTGCCAATGGTATCATGAAACCATTGAGTTCTATCTCAAGAATGATGGCGCAGCTGTGTACATCATATAACCCTGAGTTCGTGATGCGAAACATTATGCGTGATGCTGAGTTTGCATCGAGCAACGTTACTTCTAAGGAGGGTGCAAGATATGGTGCGCTCTGGGCGAAGTACTATGCGCAGTTGGGCTTGTATAAGGGTGCTTCAAATATCAGCTTCAAGGATTTGAGCGGAACTACTGGCTTAGGCTTATTTGCCAAGTATCGTAACGGAACACTTGATACTTCTGACAAGGTACAGAGATATTTCAAGGAGTTTATGGAGAACGGCGGCGAAACCGGTTGGGTACAGATCAAGAACATGCAGGACTGGACCAAGGAGTACAAAAAAGATGTGAAGAGCGAAAGAAGCAAGATTGACAAGGGCGGAGCTGCCCTTCGTGACTTCTTCTTCGGAAATCTGGCGAACATAAACGAGGTGGCTGAGAATATCGCCCGATTCGCTACCTATTGTGCGAGCCGAGACAGTAACCGTTCTATCATCCGTTCGGTCTATGATGCAAAGGAGGTATCTACCAACTTCAACCGCCATGGAAGCGGTGATGCCATCAAGAGTTTCAAGAACGGAGAAATGACTGGCGGCAAGGCGGCTGCAAGATGGGCTTACGGATTCACGGCTAGCTATCTCAGACATTGTTCTATGTTCTTCAATGCCGGTATTCAGAGTACGAACCTTCTTGTGAAGAACTTGAAGAATCATCCTGTGGGTACTTCTATCAATATGCTTGCCATTCCTTTTGCTCTCGGTGCGCTGGCTGCACTTGGTAACAATGTGCTGATTGCGAGTGAGGACGAGAAGGACAGAAAGGGCGTGAAGGATCCATACGGCGAGCTGCCAGACTACGTGAGAAGAAACAATCTCTGCATCTACAAGGGCGGTGGCGAGTTTGTAACGATTCCGCTTGCTATTGAGTTGAGAGCCTTCTATGGTTTGGGTGACTTGGCGGCTGGCTTGACCTTCTCGCCAAACGTGAGCGGACAGAAGAATCCTGCTTTGGATGCCGTGGGCTGTATGTCGCAGCTTGTGCCAGTGATGGACTATCTCGGCAACTCATCGGCTGGCAAGGAACCTTTGAACGAGACGATCAAAGCTATCTCTCCTTCCGCCCTGTCTCCTTTCGTGGAATGGGAGCTGAATACCGACTGGAAGGGTGCGCCGATTGAAAGACGTGGTGACTGGAATGAAAATTCCCCAGCTTGGCAGAGAGCCTACAAGGGTGTGCCTGACGGATATATGGCTGTAAATAAATGGGTGAATGCCCAGACTAACGATGTAGCCAAGGGTAATGAGGATATGCTGGGTAACAGTTTCCTGGATATGGTAACGAACCCTAGTATGCTGAATAACTACATCGGTGGTATAGGTGGTGGCGCTGCTACCTTTACAGAACGAGCTATCGGTGTTATCAAGCACGGAAGCGACACGGAAACAAAGGATATTCCTTTCCTCCGTTCGTTGCTTTACACGCCGAACGAGCAGAGCAGCTTGCAGAGAACCAAGAGCAAGTGGTATAACTACAAGGATGAAATGGAGAAGACCATGGCAAACGTGGACCGCCTGAAATCGAAGAACGTCCCGCTGGATAAGAGAATCACGAATATCGGGGAGTATTATCAATTCCAGAACTCCAAGGAAGCTGCCAAGGTGAGAGTAATCGAGCTGGCAGAGAAACAGATGAAGCGATGGAAGAAACTCAGAGATAAATCTTCTGATACGGAATCCATTAATTTTGCCAATCAGAATATTGACAGAATCATGATGGAAGCGGTGGATGAGCTGGATAGGCTGGAATAAATAAATGGGGAGTGGGCGCAAGAGCGCTCACTCCTTCTTTTTGGGACTCAGCATGAAATGCTTAGGAACGGGAGCTTTTCTTGCTGGTGGCGGCTTGACAGAGGGAGCCTAGAAGATAGCATGGTTCTTCGGTGTACATATTTATAAGGAACTGCTCGGATATGTGCTGAACTACATGGAGCATTTCGTGGGTGAGGCTATTCGTGTACTCCCCTTTTGAGGTGGTCCAGCTTATTACTACTATCGTTTTTCTAGTGTCTATGTTGGAATAGGTGATACCTTTGTTGGGTTCGCCTTCGAGCACGAGATTACAGGCATCTTCGAGAGGAATGCCGCTGCATCCCAAATCCCGAAGATGCCTTCTTACCTTCATGGCATCCTTTGAGTGAACATCGTACATTACGTGTACGGTCCAGTCATACCTATCTATGTAAATCTCCTGCTCTGTCATATTTTACAAAATGTCTTCCCAAGGAATGCCTATGCCATTGAATGATGTATCTGCATAGAAGCGGTTGAAGATGAAACCATCCTGCTGGTCCTCATCATCCACGTAGTCCTTGATGAACTGAGCCATCTGTTTCTCCTCTGTGATGGATGAACCGTAGAAATCAGCCAGGCACATGTGTGCGATGTAAACAGCATCGTAGCCCACATTGTTCTCCAGCACGATATTGTTCTTCTTCAGGATTTCATCAATATCATCCTTACTCATGATGCGGATAGGTTTTCCATTCTTCCGCATCTGCTTGATTGCCCACTCGCACATTTTCTTGTTGAAATGCCAGCCATTGTAGCGAAGGTAAGCCTTCATTTCCTCTGGCTGATAATCGTAGGCATTTAATGATTGTCTGTATTTTCTTCCCATAATCTCAATCAATTTAAGAAAGGGGTATGCCCACTTTTGAGCACACCCCAAACTAGTTAGTAATCTTCTCCGTAATCACTTCTGTAATCACGTCCACGGTCGTCACGTTGGCGCATGTCGTCGTACTCCTCATGCTCTCGCATACCACTTCTGCCTCCACGACCTCTATAATCGGGCATGCGGTTTCGTTCGCCGTATCGGTCACGTCTGCCATCACGCTTCATTTCACCCAGGCAGTTCATCGCCTTATCCAAGTAGCGCAAGCCCTTCTCCACGTTCTCATACAAGCCATCAAACTTGTCTTCTGTAATCTCAACCATTATCATAATCATAAGATTTTAAAAGTGAATAGATAGGGTAGGAGATTACTTGCTTGCCACCTGTTCGAGCAATCCCATCATCCTATCAAGCTTGCCCTCCATACCAGAAACCTTGCCTTCCAGCTTGGAAATCTTCTCAGCCTGTTCCTTCTCCTTGGCTATCTGGGGGTTGAGTTGCAGTAGCATTCCCTCACAAGAATCAACGACCCTCTTGTGGTAATCTACGCTCTCCAGTATCGCCTTGGATTGTCTCAGCATCGTATCGACCTCCGCACTCATGGCTTCCTTGTTGTCGCTCACGACAAGGTTCTTGTCGTTGGCTATCTGTCCGTTGGCAGGTAGCTGCTTGAAATCCACCTCCTCATCGTTCAGCTTCACCTTCACATCAACCACAGTTTCCATAGGCTGAGGCGTGAAGCCGTTGTTAAAGGTAGGGTATTTCGTCTGAGGATTGCTCACCGAAACAACCTGACCGATCTTCAAGTTCGGGTTCTCGCCCTTGTCGAGCACATAGAATAAAGAATTTGTTCGTAGTCCTTGAAACATAATGTAATCTCCTATTATCTATTCTGTTTGTTAAACAATACCCGTCATCAGCTGAAGGGTGTTAGTATCTCGCTCGAACCAGAGCTGAACGACTCCAGTTCCCGGCACGCCTGCAACCGTCAATGCTTCACCATTGAATTTGGTTACAGCCTGTGTTACTCCGTTGGTCTCGAAAAGGATAGGCAGCGTACCAGTCGTTCCAGTCGGAATAGCCTGCATCAGATTTACGAAAATCGTTCCTCTGTAGTTGGCATTCACGAAGGCGTGGTTTTTAAAGGTGAACACCACATTGGCGGTATTCACCTTCACGCCAGTAGAAGCGATAGCCGCCGAACCGTTACGATTCACCCAAGAAAAAGGTCTTAACCATAACATAGCAGCCTCCTTTCTTTAACCCCAGAATCCTGAACCGTTGGCAGCATTCAAACCATACAGACCTGCCTGATAAGCAACGCAATTAGGCACCGCAGTGAATGGGCTGTAAGGGGTGGTTACTGTCTCTGGTAGCTTGCACTTGATACCTGCCACCTCGTTCTGCAGACCAGCCAATACCTGATTGATAGGTGCTACAGCCTGACCTACAATCTGAGAGGTCATAGCAGAAGACTTGAAGGTACTGTTCTCTTCACGCAGAGAATCAATCTTGTTCTGCATTTCCCTGAACTCAGCTTGCTTTTGTCCGTCAACGATGGTCTGAGTGCTCTCCTTGATAGCGTTGTGCAAGTCACAAGTCTGTCTCTGAGTCTCGTAAGCTACGTTGGCGAAACCACGCTCCTGACCAGTAGCTACATTGTTGATGGCATTCTGCAAGGTTCCAGTCTGCTGGCAGATAGCCAAGCGGTTCTCGCAGCAGCAGTTGGCAATCTGCTGAGCAATCTGCATATTGCCCTGCTGCAAGGCATTGATGGTCTGCATGCCGCTCATACCTACCTGATTACCTACACTCTGAACCTGAGAAGTCAAGGCAGAAATGGCACTCTGAATCTGACCTTCGGTACAGTTGAGCTGAGTAGCGAGATTGCTGAGTGCATTACGGTTTCCTCCGATGGCATCCATCAATAGACCACGACCGTAGTCATTGTTAATCTCGTTAGCAATACCGCCACGACCGTTGCCACCGAAGCCGCCCCAGCCATTGCCGCCCCAACCCATAAGGAAGAAGAGGAAGATAACCCACATGAACCAGCCGCCTTCACCGCACATTCCGTTGTTACCCTTCATGGCGAGAAGCACATTTGGATCCACACCCTGCTTCTGGAGCAGAGGAGCAAGAAGTCCAAGCATTCCGTTTGAACCTCCGTTTTGGTTTTCACCAAAGATGTATGTCTTAGATTCTGACATAATAAATGATAGATTAATCGTTTCGTTCACTATTGAACTTGGTGCAAAGTTACGAAGAAAGCATGGAGCTGCCTAATTATGCTCAAAATAAAAGTTTAGAGGTTTATGTGGTTGTTTTTCAAGGATTTGCGATGAGTAAAATGATGCTCATTAATTTAGCATCTTTCTAAACTAGGAAGAAACCGTCCTCAAACCGATACAACCTATCAAAATTTTCCGTACTTTTGCAGGAAATAACGCTTAGTGTATTATCAATATGAAGAAATTTTTATTTTTATTTTATTTAGTATGTTTCCCTATTGCTATGCTTGCACAAGATTCTGTGTTAGGTATAAATTTTGGGAACAGCTACAGTTCTGTTAAGGCTTCACTCGAAAATAGATACGGAACATTGAGTGTGATGGAAGATAAAGGAACGCTAAGAGTCTTTGATATTTCTGTTGGTGACTATACATTCAACATGGGAGAGTTTGATTTTCAGTATAGTGGAAGTAATTCATACTTTTATTATGCGGAATTTCAAAAGAACTTTTCTGTTAATGCTTCTCAACAGGCTAAAGACTTTAGAGAAAACTTGCGGTTTACATTGAGCAGAAAATACTCTGTTGGTTATATCTGGACTAATGATCAAGGTTACAAATGCTATAATTTTGCAGAACCAGGAACAGACCCGAAAGAAAATCCGGCATGTACTTTAATTGTTCAAAAGTCTAAAAGCAAAGGCGGAGCTACGTACATCTATGTTACATTATATTATGGTCCACATTATTATATAAACGAAGCTAGCGATTTTTAACAATGAAAACATTTTTGCTTTTTGCGATACTTTTCTGTTCTTCCATAGAAAACCATGGCGTTTATATCTGCACAGGACCAAATGCCTATGCTTATCATAAGACAAAAACCTGTAGAGGTCTTCGACACTGCACTGGAGAAATTAAAGAAATTAGTTTAGCGCAAGCTAAGAAGGACAATCGAAAAGCTTGCAAATTATGTTATAAGAAGAAACATATATGAAAACAGAGGAATGGGTTATTTTCTCATAGCGATTATATTAGCTGCCATTGGGAGCTGTGGGGGAATGAATGAAGACGGACCTGATAGAGGTAATACTGGATATGAAGATCTAAACCGTAGTATTAACGGTGTGGCATTATAAATAACATTTTAATGCTATCTTATTGCCAGTATAGAAATGTCTTATGGTGACAAATTAGACAACAGAGAAAGCAACCTGGAGTGTCTTTGCATTAAGTGCCATTCTGAGGTTGACGATACGCATAGACGCAATTTCAGTTCTCTAGCCAAGCAAGGTCTCATTCAAGAGTTTCTGCTGAAATATGGATGCAAAAGATTCAAAGGAAAAAGTGGGGAGCTGTTTTAGCTCCCCATCCTTTTATGATAAAGTCAGCGACTTAGAATTCCAAATATCTAGGATTAAACGTCCGATCCTATAGGAGTAGATATATAAAGAGTATAATAAAGCTTTGACGGTTTTAATACCTGCCAAAGCTTTATTATAAGCCTATTCTTTTGCTTCCGTTCCATCTGGATTATACCATTTTGTGCCATCCCAAGTTATCGTTTTGTTTGTATCTATATTGAAATACTGTAAACCTATTCTTTTTGGTTTTGGCTTATCATTAAACGGACCACTTGGATGATAGTCACAAAATAATTCTTCTATAGAATTTGCGCCAGTTGAAATAAATACAAGAGTATTCCAACTGTTAGCTTTATAGACATTTGCTTGTTTAAGTATAATATCTTCACTATCATTAAGAGTGCAGTTTCCACCATTTTTCAGAATCAAAATTTGATTTTTTGGAGCATAAATCCTTGATATTGTAGAAACTTTTGCTTCTGCTATTTTACTTACCAAAAACTCATTGATATAAGCGGATTCTACGGTTTTAATTCCTTCGTTATTTTCAAGCAATATAATACTTAAACGGAGTAAAGAATTTGTTTTGACAATCTTTTTCGTATCAACATTAGATGGGTTTAAGTATACTTTGATATTACTTGTTTTTGCGTTAGAGCCAAGACCTAATATATCCATATTCGTAATAGGATTGTATATAGTCAATTTGCTATTTACATCTGAAGAATTATAAAAGACTAATTGTGCTGTGGAATTATCTGGTGCTTTTATTTTGATGTCTCTAAACTCTGCTACACCTTCTGAAACGTAATTTACGCCTTTATTACTTGACATCGTTTCTCCAGTATATTCAATATCACAATCAGCTACTATTAATGTCGCATTTATGGAGCAAGAAAATGCAGAAGTTTTCACATTTCTTGCTATAACATTTCTAACATTACAAATTGTACCTTTTAATTGAGCGATAAGAATGCTACTAACATTGTCTATATATATGTTGCTTAATTCACATTTGGAATTTAGAATAGCTGCGAAACAACCTATATTACTAACTGTTGAGTTCAAACATCTGAAACTTACACATGATTTCAAACTTAAAACAGAATCTTCATTTTTAGATATGCAACCAATACCTACGAGATTATTTATAACGATATTCTCTGATGTAATCTCATTATCGCCTCCTGTAATATAAACTGCATGAGAAGGGTCTTTTGAATTAATATAAGATGCTATGTTCTTAAATTCTAGCATATTAATAAATAATCCATACCAAGATGCACCAAATATTCCAAAATCTATATTTTCTATATAACAGTAGTTTATTTCTACATTTTTTGTGCCCCAATCTCCAGCATAACCACCGTGAGACAGGATTCCTGCTATAAAGTTATATAAATAACATTTTTCAATATGTATATTTTTTATTTGTTTAGGTTCTGATAAAGAGCCTAAGCATATAGCCGAAGAAGAAGACTTTTTATCTACGATGTTAGGAAAGTATGTATTAGTGATTGCAGTCCTTTCTGTAACATCTGAATATACTGAAATGTTTCCATATATCGCGACATCAGAACTGTTGATAATTACTCCAGGATAGCCCCATATTGATTGATGAAACTCAAAATTATCACAATATAGATTGACTGGTCTGTTTATTTTTATAGGTTCATCTGCTGTGATAGTCCCATTGATATAAATATTAGGGATGCTTGAATATCTTATTTCTAAGATTTTATTTATTGTTGTTATATCTTTATTAGAAAACCAATCAATTTTAACATTTGTATTTTTGAGCATACCACTGATTGATATATCTTTAAAGATATAGATTTCCTTTGCGTCTATAAAAGTTCCATTAAAGATAATTTTACCATTATTCAAGCTACCACCTTTAAATTTTAAGGTGCACCCTTCTTTCATCTCAATAGTCTCTCCATTCAAGTCAAAGTCATACCTGATTTCGTAGATGGTATTGGCTTCACTTAACATAACTGCCGTTAGGATATTTCTAAACTCTCTTTTCGAGCTATCAATAACAGTACACACAATACCAGTAGTGCTGGCAGAGAATACTGAAGGAGTTACGGAGTCACCAGATTTTCTTGTAAGAGTGACGAGTGAAGCATCGACTGATACTTCATACTCTGTCATTGATTCTTGAAGTGCAGAGGTTACTTTCTGTGCTACCAAAGCTGTTGTGTTGTCTGTATCTGCAGATACAGCAACCTGGGCTTCCTTTCCATTGATAGTGAAAGATAATGTGCCATCTGACGATGGAGCAGATTCTACTCTGATTTTGGTTACTGCTATTGATACTAGCTTGATGTTTCTACGGAGGATCTTGTAGCCTTTGCCACTGAATTTCTCTGGGACATAGCTTCTATCTGCCAGTTTGAGAACATCACGATCAGGCTCCTTTACAGAAGTCAGGTCTTCCTCATCTGGGAGATTGGTTACATCGCCTTCCACAACAAATCTCTCGCCTATTTTCTTTTCCAAATTAGAGAGAGAGTTGTTTACTTGCTCGGCATCAGCTTTCTTGTCAATGGACGAACGAACGTCAGGAGTCAACTCTACCCTTGAAACAGAATTATGCGCAATCTTCTCATTTGTTACACTTCGTGAAGCTATCTTTGAAGTCTTGATTGCTCCATCAGGTAGCTTATCCGTAGAAACTGCACCATCAGCGAGCTTCTCGGTCGTAACATTGCCGTCACGAATCTTGTCTTTCGTGATGGCTTGGTCGTTGATGTCGTCTGTTTTCATCATCGGCACCATGCGACCTAATTTTGAATCATCTCTAAATGTAGGCATATTTGATTTCTTTTGGTTCTGATGAAGTGAATATCTGAATCTTTATGGTTTCGGGAATCACCCGAAGACGAAGCTTGAACTCGCAGGTGTTCTTGTGGGCACGAATGGGAACCCGAGGCTTCTTGCCATCGCCCCTATTCTGTCTGATTACCAGCTTTCCTGGGCGCTTTAGCTTAATCATCAGGTAGATGTCACGCTGCAAGGTTATCTCCGGGGAGACCCATGCAAGCTCTTCTTCGCTATAATTCGTAGATACATACTCCATGATTTCATTATTTTGATGTTTGACTAACGCCTAGCTGCTGCAAGGCTATCGTGTACATTTGCGTAGCCTTGGTATCATCGTAGGCGGAAAGCAATAAGAAGGCGAGATAGTAGATGAAGGCATTCTTCAGGCGGTCTGGGATAGCTACATCTGTAGAATCGGACGTGCTAACGTTCTTCGGAACACCCACATAGGAAATAACCGCTTCCGTAGGCTTGGGCTGCAAGAGAATTTTCAGAGGATTCTCACGCATGATAGCCGCCTGTGGTCGGTCGATGGTTCCCTTTGCCGTATCATCAAACATCATAACAGCCTCATCCTCGGTATCTTCTATAGGCACTACTGCCTTGAACCAGCCATTGCCACGAATGCGAGAGATATTGATTACCTCGGTATTGGCATCCATCGTGACTACTCCGATGCTTCTCTGGGTATCGTAGTCCTGCACTTGGAGGGTGGCAGAAGAAGTACCTATCTTCTTGGAATCAACCAATGCGGCAGAGGATGATGCGGTAACGGCAATCCAATGCAGGGCATCGTTGATTTTTGCCTTGATGATGTTGTCCATAAATAAATCATCCTTCTCATCTGTGATTGATGAGAAGTTGTTGGATTCCTCGTCTATGCACCAACGAACTGCCTTTATGATGTCTTCTACCTTCATTTCACCTTATTATATATGTTACTCCTTGCCGTAATCAGGGAAAACAAGACCAGCCTTGTCTGCATGCTTCATGGCAGTTTCAAGGTTTCTGCAATCCTTGTCAAAACGGCTATTTACGTAATTGATAACCTCTTCTGCCGTGCGGATGCCGGTTACCTCTTCCTTCTGGGCTTTCTTCGAAGGCTTCTTTGTAGGCTCATTTACAAGCGCCTTTTCCAGCACAATATCCGCCTCTTCAAGAGTTGTACGAATACAAGTAACCTTTCCGCTCCTTACCAATTCATGGTTATCCAAAAGGTCTTGCGCATATTTGTTGCGAAGAGTAAGCTCTGGGCATTTGCGCATGTAAGTGTTGCCATGAGTAAAGTTGTAGCGCATAGAATTACCGCCAGCACCGGAAATCGTAAGGCTTACATTATTACACAGCTCGTTATATCTATATGTCTTAATCATTATTTTCTATTTTAATAACAAAGGGACAGGGCTATTAACTCCTGCCCCTCTGCGTGATTTATATGTTAAAGATGAAAAAGATGCCTTATGCAGCAACGTCCATGCCGGCATACAAGTTCCACTTAGTACCATCGTACTCGTAAACCTTGCCCTTCTCGTAGGTTGTCTCATCCTTGGTGTAATCCTCTGTCAAAGCCACCTTCATACCCTTAGAAGCAGTATCAGGGAGAGTCTTCAGAGATATGATGCTGTTCACGATGCCAGTAACACCAAGGTTAGTGATGAATGCCTCTGGACCAACCAGGATAGAGTTGTAGCCACGAAGAGCGATACAATCTGCCTCAATGTGCATGTATCGCTTAGCCTCACGTGGGTCGTAGCCATCCTTGCTCATGTCATTGGTCTTATCCTTGCCCTTCTCCTTCACGTAGTGGCGAGCACCCTTCAAGTCCATACCAACCATACAGTCTTCCATGTGCATCATGTCAAGAGTCTGATCCCAAACGAAATCAATAGTGCCGTAGTTATCAACGTAGCGAGAGAAGGTAATGTCAATTTCCTTATGGGTAGAAAGAACCTCTGTGCGACCCTTTGGAATCTCAATGTTCATCAGGCGCTTGATTGCGTTCTTGCCACAGAACATGTAGATGTGGTCAGACTCAGAGAAGTCTGTGAACATCAACATACTGATAGCGGTCAAATCCTCGTACTTGTAAACATCACCGATACCATACTGGTTGGTCAGCTGATTCAAGATACCCTCTGCGAAGTAGGTGTACTCATCAGCACCATCATTTGTGGTAGAGTGAATGCGAGCCTTGGTACCCATCCAGTAAGAACGCTCAGCACGCATCTTGTACTTGTTGAGTGCATCTTCCTTCATATCCTTCACGGTATGAGGAATTTTCTTCTTCATGGTCTCGAAGTCCTCGGTGAAGACGATAGAGAATGCTCGCTTCTGGAGATAAACATCAGCAGAACGTGGCTGGTAGTTCTCAGCAGGAACCTTCATCTGAGATTCAGAGAGCGCTGTAGAAGCTGCCAAAATAACTGTACCAACAGGAATATCCGGGCAGGTCATGTTTTCCAAGAACTCGCAATCGGCATTCTCTTCGTTAGCCTTACCGTTGATAGCCTGCAAGGTAACCTCAGTACCAGACTTATTGGCGCTGGTAACAAAGAGAACCAAACGACCCTCACGTACCGTAGTAGAGCCACGCTTGTAACCAGCTACGGTAGGAACGATAGCAGTAGAACCCTCGTAGAATGGCTTCAAAGAGCCTGAGAAGTTGGTCTTGGTAAGCTTGATGGAAGCACCGGCAGTAATTGGCTGTGTAACCTCACCGTCCAAGGTCTCACCACCATAGCGTGCGTGCTTCTTCTTGTAGCCAGTACAAGGAACAGTTGTGGTAAACTTCTTGACAATAGAAAGGAGAGGTGTATAATATGGGCGGAACTTGGTTTCACCCGTGTCCCAGTCTTCCTGTTCAAGACCGCCTCGGTCCATCTGCGTAGCAGAAGCCTGCGTACCAGTCAAAGACTGACCAGCAGTTTTACCGCCAGGGGCAAGCAAGTCGTTCTTATCCTTATCTACCTGCTCATTGGCAGCAGTCTCTTCGGTTGTTGCAGGCTTAGAACCCGGCTCGTTCAAGTCAGGTTCAACATCATCACCAACAGCCATTACGCCACCGCCTGTAACAACAGCAAGAAGCATCAGAATCATCTTAAAGATGAACTGACGATTAGAAAAATAATTAATTACTTTCTTCATTTTATACTTATATTTATGGATTAATAATCTTGTGTTAACCAATATCATCAAAGAAGCTGGATGCTCTCTTTTTAGTTTTCTTCTTAGCTGGCTCGTTGCCAGCCCCCGAAGTAGATAATGAAGGAGGAATACCCTCGTTTGCGGAAGAGCGCACCTTATTCTGAATCTTCTCGTTTCTTGCCTGCATAGCAGCCTCATCACGAGCAGAAGAAATATCAGAATCGTAGTTGTTGGCATTATGGAGCATCTTCCAAACATCATCTGGGATGTCACCGCTCTCCACCTTGTCGTGAATCTCGTAAATCTGCTTCCACATATCGTGTGCATCATCTGGGTAGAGCTTAACCAAGCGTTCGATAGACTTGCGCATGTTTTCCGTAACCCTTTCGGTAGCTTCGTTCTGCTCAGCAACTTCCTCATTGTGTTTTGCAAGAAGCTCGCCGAGCTTCTTGCCGCCCTCTGGGTCTTCGAGCAGAGCCTTGATGTCGATACCCAAGCGAGCCATCGCATCGAACGGGTTATCTTCTGGATTCTTCTCCATATCCATCGCCAAGGCAGCAAGCCACTTGTGCTTGTCGAACACCTTAGACAACGCCTTTCCGCTCTCCTCGTATCGTCCGAGCGTATCAGCATCATCGTTCATAGCCGCATAACGAGCTTCCTTATCCTCGAAATCAATGTCGGCATGACGCTTCTTGAATCGGTCGGAGAAAGCCTTGCGGTTAGGGCGATCCTCTACTGGGGGAGTCTCTTCCGAAGCCTGTTCGGGTGAAGAAACCTGCTGTTCAGATTCTCCACCTGCATCCATCTGTTCTAATTCTTTCTTTGTCATATCTTAAACTGTTTGAAACGTTGCCGCAAAGATGCAAAGAAAATGCAATTATATTTCCGTGTTTCCGTGACAATAGGCAAACACACGGAAACACGGCAAAGAAAAAGGGATTTAAGACTATTTTTGCGCCTATAAATTAATAATGTGTAAACAAATATGGTTAAGGCGAAATTATTAACACTTAGCAAGGTGATGCCTCAGCGCAACAGATACGATTCTGTGAAGGCTCGAAAAAAGCGGCAGGAGCACGGAAAGGACTGGGAACTGCTGACCCGATGCAAGAATGCCTGGAACAATCTGAGCGGCGTGAGGGAGACCCGAGCAAGAACGATGAGATACTGCAACGGAGACCAATGGAGCGACACCATCAGGGTGTACCATCATGGCTACTGGGATGAAATGACGGAGCGCACCTATATGGAGCGGCGCAACCAGACTCCTATGAGCAACAACATCATGATCAGTATCTTGGAATCCATCGCAGGACTCTATGCCAAGCAGGGTACGGAGCCAGTATGCTTTGCAAGAGATAATGACTCCCGACAACTGAGCGACATGATGAGTGCTACGATGCAATGCAACTGGCAGACCACCGGTATGCAGGATTTGCTGAATCACCTCATCAAGGACTACTTGCAGGGCGGTCAGATGTTTGTGAGGGAGAGCTGGGAAGACCGAGAACTGGAAATGCCTGATGCTTGGACGGACGCAATGGAACCTGACCACATGTTCTTCGAATGCGGAAGTGACCCAAGACACAATGACGTTTGTCTGATAGGCTGTCTGCATGACGTAAGCAAGGAAGACTTGTATCAGAAGTTTGCCCGCAGGGAATACGGATTGACGGTTAATGACTTAAACAGCATCTTTGACATTTATGATGTAGATGATAGCAGTTATGGCTACGAGTTTAACGAAGAGAAGGCTTTGGAAAATCTCAGCTTCGATTATACCAACAAGGGAAGACACTACGTAAGAGTGATTGAGGTATGGACCACGGAAACCAAACCGAGACTGCAATGCTTCGACCCTATTGCCAAGAACATGAACAATGCTTGGTTCCGTGTGGATTTGGAAGACACGGCAATGATAAACAAGCTGATTCAGGAGAACGAGAAGCGAAAGAAGCAGTATGACGAATACGGTGTGCCGGAAGAAGACCGTGCCTATATCACATCGGAAGAACTTTCAGATAAATACTGGTACTACACCTTCATGGCTCCTGACGGTACGGTTCTTTGCCGTGGTGAATCTCCTTACGATTTCAAGAGTCACCCATACACCATGAAGCTTTATCCTTTCATCAACGGAGAGATTCATCCGTTCATGACCAACGTGATAGATCAGCAGCGCTACATCAACCGCCTGATTGTGATGAACGATATGAGTATCAGAAGCAGCTTCAAGGGATTCAAGATGATTCCTACAACCGTACTGGATGGAAGGACACCAGAGCAGTTCATGGAAGAGGCAATAGAATACGATGGATGGATATTCTATACACCAAAGAGAACAATGCCAAACGTGAAGCCAGAGATTATTACTTCGAATGCGGTAAATATCGGAACCAACGAACTCTTGCAGATAGAACTGAACCTTATCAGAGAGGTAACCAACGTAAGCGGTGCCTTGCAGGGCAAGACCCCTTCGGCTGGTACATCGGCTGCAAGATATGCACAGGAGAGCCAGAACGCTACCACTTCACTCTATACCATCCTATCCGATATGGAAATTTTTACGGAGAAGCTGGCAATGAAAAAGTGCTCAGTTATCCAGCAGTTCTACGAGGACGGAAGAAAGATTTTCAACAAGGACGGTCTGAACACCTACAGTTACGACAGACTATCAGCAAGAGACATTCACTTCAAGATAAGCATCAAGAATGCAGCGGCATCTGCTGCCTACAACACCTTACAGAATGATGACTTGAAGGAGTTGCTGCAAATGGGTGCAATCAACCTGATTCAGTACTTGCAGAACGTGAACAAACCATTTGCCGACAAGCTTCTTGCCAGCGTGCAGGAACAGCAGGCACAGTTGGAACAGATGTATCAGCAGCAACAGGCGATGGCTCAGCAGCAGGGCGGCGGACAGGTAGAAAATGGAATCGTGCAGGGCGCAGACCAGAACGCAGTGGCTCAGGCTATGAGTATGAACAATCAGTATTATCAAACAGCATAAGTTATGGCAGTAACAGAACAGACAATAACAATAGGGTATGCCGACATCAAGAGCAAGGTGAAGAAGCATTTCTCCATCATCGGAAAAAGACTTTCCGACAAGCAGGGAAATATCCTCTTTACCGGTGTTACCCTATCCTCGACCGAGGAAGACATCTTGAAGCAGTATGTGAAGGATGCGGCAGAAACATTCGTGAGCAGCTTCTCTCCACTGATAGCCGGCTACACGGATAACACCGATGATGTGGTATTCACCTATCAGCGGAACAGAGTGAGCGAAAGCAAGGCGAACGCATTCTGTAGTCTCTTCAAGAGCTATGTGGTAGATTACGTAGCCTATTCTGTGCTATCCATGACCTATGCTGATTCTGCAAGGAAGTACGCAGACGATATGACGAATCATGTAAACTCTGCATTGAAGCTGATCTTCCAGAAGGATGCGCCGGCATCTGTAAGCGGAAACCTGACTGATATGACAGGAGAAGTAATTTTGAACTAAAAAGATAAAACTATGATTATAAAATTTCAAATTGTAAAGTCGGTGGTGATTGGAGCCGTGAAGAGAGCCACCTACCTGAAGGCAAAGGTGGATAGTGCGACTGACGAGAAGGCTATCAAGTTGGGCTTCAATGAGGCTGCTGGTGATGATGAGGTTCACGAAGCAACGCTCACCCATGATTTTGATACGGCACTGGAGATTGTGAAGACACTTCTTGCCGAATATCTGGTACCGAATGCGCAGACCATCGGTGACAACATTATCTACTACGACTCCAAGACGGATGATGTGGTAGAGTTTATCATCAATGCCTCAAGAAGATGCAACGGAACCTTGACCGATACACTTGCCCGACTGGTGTCAAAGTATGTGGAAGACTACGTGATTTTCCAGTGGTGGTTAAAGACTACCAATCTGAAACAGGCAGAACCTTATCAGGCTTCGCTCAGCATAGATGAACAGAGCATCCGCAGATGTTTCGTACTGAGTGGTCCAGTAGTTCCAACCGTTCCTTATACCCAGCATCTTACTGCCAAGGTGGATGGAAGCTGTGGTGATGGAGCTATCACGATTGCCCTGGAGGAAGAGGACGTGAATCTCTCCTACTCTATTGACGATGGAGCCATTGATGATATAGAGGCGAGAAGCAGCGACCCTAGCATCGTTGAGATTCAGCGCAGCCCAGACCCTTATACCTTCGCCCTGAAGCCAAGGAATACCGGCGTGGCAACCGTTATCCTCTTCTCCCGACACAGCGACAACCTGAAGACAGAGGTAGAAGTAACCGTAGCAAAGGAGGTGTAAAATGGAGTTCAACGCATTACACCCAACATATTTTATCCGTGAGAGAGGATGGAAGCCAGAGCCGAATCCTTTCCTTCCGAAGCCTCCTCGTCCGGCACACAAGTACTACAGCAAGCACATCTTCATCTATGCCAACCAACTCTGGTATGACATTGATGCAGCTACAAACATGGTAGGCAGGGCAAGACGAGGCAACCAGACCAATCAGGAAGACATCATCCCAACCAGTGAGAACGATAGGGAAAGACCGCTCTTCTACCGCTGGTTTGACAAGTACCTGAAAAAGACAGAAGGAATCCTCTCTGCCTACGTGATGAAGCCGCAGGGAGTGGTAAGAGACAATGCCCTGAAGGAGTGGGACGAGAAGGAAATCTGGCTGAATATGCCCGACTACTGGGATGATACACGGTATGACGAGCTGGTGAAACATATCCACAGCTACATCGTGGCTGGTTCTCTCTATGAATATTTCCTGCTTACGCTTACCAGTAAAGACCCGATTACCATTTCGAAGCAGGAGGAAATGAACGATGAAGAACTGGAGATACTAGATGCAGCGAGTGCCAGCAAAGCAGGAATGCTGGTTCATCCGCTGAAACCATTTGGATAAAAAGGAAGGAGAAGCTTATGGGAGAGTTTGATGATATTAAGTCGGTAAGAGAAATCATGCAGGAGAAGCGAGAGAAGGCGAAGAAGATTCTACCAGTGAGCAAGAGCGCACAGAAAGAATTTATCCGTGACTTCCTAGCCCGACATCAGGATAAGTTTGAGGATTGTATGAACCAGTTGGCAGAATACGACCCGAAAACATACGTTACCATCTATGCCAACCTGACCAAGCACATGATACCAAAGCAGAGCGAGGTGAGCGTGACCCATGGATTGGACGAAGACTTCAAGCAGTTGGCAGCACTGGCACAGACCAAGACCGACAACAACGCCTTGGACGTGACTCAGGTGCCACAGATACAGGATGCAGATTTTGAGGAGATAAAGGAATTGGGCGATGGCATTAGTTAGAGAAGTAGATATTGATGAACTCGTAGCCGAAAACAAGCGGAGATACGATGAGATTTACGGAACCTACAACCCTTGGACGGGTGAAGGCTGCTATGATTTCGAGCACAGGGAGCTGCTCGAACTGCCCGACTTCATGATCAAGAAGATGTGGGTTCCCAGAGAATGTATGCGTACCTTATTATATAGGGGGCTGAAACAGTTGGGCAGCATGAAGGAGTACATCATCCGGGTATGGGGCAAGGAGTATAACGAGAAGAGTTACTACACCAAGCAGTTGAAGATGGTGCTGACCTTCGAGATTATGAAGGTGAGATTCAGGGAAGATCCCGAGTTTGCCCTGTTTGCTACCGACAAGATTGAGGATAAGGTAACTGGTGACATGATTCCTTTCAAGCTGAACTACCCCCAGCGCAAGCTCTTGAAGATTTTTGAGGATTTAAGAACCAGCAAAAGGGCTATCCGAGTAGTGATTCTGAAAGCCCGACAGTGGGGCGGTTCTACCCTTACACAGCTTTACATCAAGTGGCTACAGGATTTCCGCAAGGACGGATGGAACGCCATCGTACTAGCCCAGCAGAAGAACACGGCAAAGAAAATCAAGGCGATGTACAGAAAGGCATTGGAGAACCAGCCAGGCTGGACCATCGGAAGACCGGGAGCCAAGCTTCAATTCTCTCCTTACGAGAACTCGCCTGATGATTTCCAGGTAACAGACGGCATGAGGGCAGTAAGAAGAAGTACGCTGACCGTGGCATCCTTTGAGAACTTTGACTCCGTACGTGGCAGCAACTTCCACTGTGCTCACTATTCTGAGGTGGCTTACTGGAAAAAGACCCCAGAGCATGATCCTGAGGGCGTGATTTCTTCTATCTCGGGTGGTATCAGAAATCAGGAGGATAACTTGGAGGTATTCGAGAGTACCGGCAAGGGTAACTCTGGCTTCTTCTATGAGAAATGCCAGTTGGCGATGGACCCGAAAAACAATGATGCCTATTCCTTCCTATTCATTCCTTGCTTCTTCATCGAGCACGATATGGAAGAAGTGAAGAGCGAACGAGCCTTTGCCAAATGGCTTTTGGAAAACAAGGATAAGAGTACCAATCCGAAAGGCTACCGAGAAACAGGCAAGTTCTTTTGGCGTATGTGGGAAAAGGGAGCCTGCTTCCAAGCTATCGAGTGGTACAGAAACTTCCGCAACAAGTTTACTACCCATTCCTTCTGTGCTACCGAGGCTCCAGTGGATGAGGAAGACGCTTTCCGAAACTCTGGTAATCTGGTCTTCAACCCCTATTCTATTGATGATTTACAGAAGAAGTACAAGCGTGAGCCAATCTATACCGCTGACATCATCATTGACGGCAACAAGAACGAGTCTTCCATCGAAAAATCGAAGATCAGCATCCGAACAGATGGTGATGGAGACTTGAAGATATGGGCAGTACCTAACTGTCTGAAAGTAGAGAACAGATACTTGGTGAGCGTGGATATTGGCGGTAAATCCTCGACTTCCGACTATACCGTAATGACAGTGATAGATAGATTCGACATGATGCCTTCCATCAAGGGCAAGCCAAAGGTGGTGGCAAGATGGCGAGGACACGTAAGACACGACAAGCTGGCGTGGATGGCGGCAGCATTGGCGCATTACTACGATGATGCACTGCTGGTAATTGAGAGCAACACGGCTGATAGAGAGAAGAACAACAATACGGAAGGCGACCACTTCGGAAGTATATTGAACGAGATAGCCGACTACTACGATAATCTGTATCAGCGCACCACAAGCCCTGAGGACGTGAGCGATGATGTGCTTGCCAAGTATGGATTCCAGACCAATAAGCTGACGAAGGGTTGGGTGATTGATAATCTGGAGCAGTTTGTGGATGATATGCTCTGGGATGAGCCAGACAGGGAAATGTATCATGAGCTGAGAATCTATGAACGGCATGATGATGGAAGCCTTGGCAATATCGTGGGCAACGGAAACCATGATGATGTACTGATGAGTACTGCCATCGGATTGTGGGTAAGCGCCAACGATATGGAGAAGCCGAAGTGGAAACAAAAGGAAAGATCAAGCAGCGGTGGAGATGGCGTTCATTCTGCTGCAAAAATTTAAAGATATTGAGTTATGGAGAGAAACTTGGATAGAAAGACTTTGAGTTTCAGCAAGGGTATGACGAACGTACCGAGTGACTTGCTGAGTGAAGATAGCGAACTTGCCTATTCTCAAAACATCATATATAGGAATGGTGAAATGGTCCCGATTCAGAAGATGGAGCCTTTCGGCACGGTGAGCGGTACGATTTTGTGTGTCCATAAAATGGCAGACTTCGAGAATATCATTACCTATGACAAGTATGTTGGGGATAGTGGCGAGAACAAATATACCATCAGATGCTACAAGAAGAGTGACCTCAGCACTCCGATTGGAACTTTTGAGGGAGAAGGAGAAGTAAAGGATGCACAGGCGGTGGGGAATACTCTGGTACTGGCTACAGATAATGGATTGAGATACATCATTTATAAATCAGATACCTACAAGGATTTGGGAACGAATATCCCAGACCTGAAATGTAATTTCACCTTCGAGAAGCCAACCAACAACTACATACCAGAAGAGAGTAAAAGAACTCTGATGAATGTTTCCAACGATGTAGATGGTCCCGATGGATGGAAATGCTATTATGATGCGAATGGAAAATTCCTGCATGCTGCTGGCGATGAACCTAGCGGAACGTTCCAGCAAGGTGTGTATCATCATTTCTCCATCAAAGTATCTACAGACGGTTCACACGAAAAAGGCTTTCAGGAAACAGTTCAAGGGCATGTTGCCCAAGCTATCAACTGGGTAAAAAGCAAGAATATGTTTGCGTTCCCTTTCTTTATCAGGTGCGCATTCAGACTCTTCGATGGCTCTTATACCAAGATTACTACCCCATATATCTGCTATCCTACGATTAATAGAAATTGCCGTTTCAGCGCTGCGACTTTCGACCGCACCCATAACACATATATGGATCTTAGGCAAATGACAGGAAAAGAACGTATCTTTTACTTCATCGAGTATAGCGAACTGAAATTCAAGTTTGAACCGATAAGCAATGATTGGAGAGACATTATCAAGGAAGTTGTAGTCTTTGCCTCTGATCAGGTCCTGCCATTCCGTTTAGATAGCGGTTGGAAATTAGTTTCTCCAAACGATACCTATATGAAACCTTCTGCTAATTTCGGCTACGACAAGTATAGAGAGCTTCCGTTTGACTACGACAAGCAAGCGATGGCTTCCCATACCATCACGGTACACAGCGAAATTCAGCCGGAATATAAAACGGACCAGGAAATCATAGATGAACTGCTGACAAAATCACAGTTCTACAAACTGTTTTCTGTAAAGGCATCGGATAATGTTATGGATGGAAACTGGCATTACTCTGTTAACGGAATAAAGGACGGAGATAGAACGTTCATTGCGAAAGGAGTTGTTGAGAATCTTACGACACAAACCCAACTGAATGTTGATGATTATTACGGATGGGCAAAGGCTACAGCAGAAAGACTGTACACCTATAACGGCAGACTTCAAGCTATCGGATTGTTGCGCTATCCATTTGGTGGTTTCTCGAATTTTACAGGAAGAGACTTGACTGGCGACGATTATTACTATATGTACACCCATATCGTGACGAACTCTTCTGATACCTGGACGATGAATGTCGCTTCTGTGAATAAGTCATTCCTGCGTGGATGGATTTATTATCCAGACCCAAACGCTACGGAAATCATTCTTTATTCTGGTGGCAAATGCCTGAGAATCCCATTGGTTGTGCATCCTATGCTGAATGGTGCCTATTCGTTCACCAATCTTCCGTCAGCTGAAGGTGATGCGGAATTTGAAAGTATCACCGAAGATGAAATGATAGAACTGGTCAAGAACCTTAACCAGCCCGAATATCTTGATTCCCAGATTTTCACTTCGGTAGTAAACAATCCGTTTGTATTTGAGGCATCGGGCGATAACACCGTGGGTACTGGCAAGATTCTTGGTATCGTGGCTAACACGGAGGCGGTAAGTCAGGGACAGTTCGGTCAATATCCTCTGCTCGTCTTTACCGATGAAGGCATCTATGCCATGAGCGTGAATGCAGAGGGACTTTACTCCAGCATACACCCTATATCCAGAGAGGTTTGCAATAACGCTGATTCCATCACCCCTACCGACAAGGTGGTTTACTTCACTTCCGAGAAGGGATTGATGGCTACATCGGGCGGTGAGGCGATTTGCGTATCGGGGCAGTTGAGCGGTGGAAAGAACAGAGGATTGCCAAGCGACTTCCTGCCTTTCAAGACTTTCTTGGAGAACTGTCTGATAGCCTATGACTACAAGGCTTCGCTGCTGAGAATATTCAACAAGAAGACCAGCTATCACTATGTATATAATATGGAGGATAAGATTTTCTCAATCTCCCACAACTATACCGGCAGCAAGATTTTCTGCAGAACGGTAGCCAACAACTATCCCGACAATCTTGTGCAGTTTGATGATAGTACCGTTTATTCCCTTACCAACATTCCATTGGCAGAGGATGATGCCAACGACTATGACTGCGTAATGACTACCCGACCTTTGAAACTGGGCGGCTCTACCATTCTGAAATCATTGAGAGGCTTGAAGCATCTTTTCGATTCTGATGCCGGCACGGTAAGTGTAACAGTCTATGGCTCCAACAACGGCAAGGACTGGATTGCGCTGAGGAGCCTCTTCGGTAAACCGTGGAAATACTTCAAGCTGGAGTATTCTTTCAAGAACTTCAAGGCAAGCGATTCCTTTGCCGGGTCCATCATAGAGACTCAGAGCAGAAGGGAAGACAAGATAAGGTAAATCCTTCCATAAGTTTGATAACATCAAGAAGGCGGCTACTCGTGATGAGCAGTCGCCTTCGACATTAAAACACTAACAAACTTATGCTGAACGTTTCCGTTCTATGTAGATTATGAACCATTCCATCAAATAACCTATGACGAAGCAATAAAGGTGGAGGCATCCGTTCACGTTGTCCAACAGCATCGTGAAGAGGATGAAGGGACCAGCCTTCCTAATTGCATCTTTCCATCGTCCTGTCCTGCCCCACATCACACCGAAGACGGCGAAGAGGAACCCAGACAAACCCATCGTTGGCTCGGTGACGAACATCGGCAGATAACTGGCTGCTACGGCTACCACAAAAGCCTTGACAGGCGAAATCCTGCCCTTGATCTGCCAGAGTACTAGCAGATTGATGACAAGATGAAAACCATTGACGTGGAAGAAGCTGTACAGTAGATGATTCTCCCAGGGGCATCCGTGATAGAAGCCTATGTGCCAAGTGCAAAGAACGATGCAGATGAGCGACAGAATCGCCTTCAATCTGAAACTATTCATGCTTACCATCCCTGTAACCTTTCCCATATCGCTTGCAATTATAGAAAATATCCTCGGCTGATCGAGGAGACAGGAAGAATTCGGGGGCTGGCTCTCCTACCAAAAACTGGCAGATGAAATGGAGCGACTGCCCGATAAACTCCTTCTTCTGAGATACTGCATTCAATCTATCGAACAGAGAATAGTACATTCTCCTTCTCGGTTCCGTCATGGCATCCACCTCAGAGAAATCGCCTACCACCATCTTTCTGAGCTTCTCGAATGCCTGCTTGGGATTCACGTAATATCTCGGTGCGGGATGGGATACTATCTTCGCCCACGCCTCCTTTGCGGTGTGGCAGGTGGGTGCTACCTCACGATAAGTCTTCATCAGGTCTTCCCGTTGCTTTTCAGTCAAGCTATAATTGGTTTTCGTCATACGCTTTACTCGTTAAGTCGTACTGCAAAGGTACGAATAATCTAGAATACGTCCAAATAAATAATATATTTTAATATTTTGCTCACTTTTTATGGTTTTGTGCAGGAATATTTTTATCTTTGCACCGACTAAAACATTTAGCTACCGTTTTCTAAGAAACAGCAACTAGATCAACGATATCAACATAAAATTGAAACAAAAATAAAAAAGAGTATTAACAACGCTCTCTCGGAAGAGGAGCAAAGGATGGTTCTGCAAGGTTTGCTGAGCCGTAAGATTTGGAGATTCTATGAACTCCTGGCAAAATGGGCACCCATACCGCTGATGCTAGGGCACTGGTATGGAGTTTGGGACTATGGGCGTTATCCAAGACCTACCGTACTTAATACGGCTGATAACGGAAATTGTATCATATGGATTTACTTTCTTGCATACGTGTATATGCCAATCTGCATGATACCAGTGAGCTTCTTCTTCAGATACTGCTGGATATTCCGCATCCCATTCTTCTATTTCTTTGGCATCAACGCCATCAGACTGTATTATCGGCACTGGCTCATCACTCCAGACCAGCTGGAAATGCACCATGTATTTATCATTTTTACATTAATATTATATGCCTATGGATTTATCAAGATCGCTATCACACGTAGCAAATGCCGCATTCCAGATGTTTCAGAATGGAGAATGCGGATTTTCAGAGGAAGAAGAGAGAATCGTACAGAGAAACCTTCTGTACTGGATGGAAAGAAGACATCACTTTGACGAGAAGCTGGGAAGAGCCTGCATCGCCAACATCTACTATTTTAAGGATGATGTGACCAAGGAGTATGCTCCATTCTTCGGTTACGAGGAAATGAAGGAGGAGTACGACAAGCAGGCTTGGATGATTCCCGACTACACGATGTGGGATTTTGCCGTGACCATGAACAAGATGTTTGCAGAGAACATTGATGTGATTGGGAAATGGTCGAGAAGCAAGGAGACCTTGAAGAAGAGAATCTCCGAGCTATCAGTGAGTTTCCTCTGCGACGAATCAACCAATCACCCCACCGATAAAATTTGGTGGTACATGAACAGTTAGACGGAAACACGGAAAAAGCTATCTGAAAACCCCTTATCTTTGCGCCATTAATCAATATTAATGGTATATATGACAGAGATTATTCATACATTTTTGCAAGAGCACCTGTACAGATCAGCATTGGTTATTGCCATCTGCATGGGTGCTCTTATCATTTCTATGGGCGTGGACCTGTTCTTTGGTATCAAAAAAGCGAAGGAGAACGGACTGGCTACGACAAGTACAGGATTCAAGAAGACTTGCGACAAGGCGAGGAAATACTTCTCTCCCTTCATGGTGACGGTCTGTATAGACCTGATAGCCTGTACGGTTCTCCCCTTCCCTGTCTTCTCTATGATATGGGCAGGCTATTGCGTTTTCTGTGAATTTGTAAGCGTAAGAGAGAAGAGCTGGCAGAAGGCTGAGATACGGAAGCAGGAGAAGACGGTAAGTATTTTTCTGGAGAACAAAGAGGACCTTGCTAGGGCTTTTGCCGAGATTATGAAGGAACTGGAAAAGGAGAAGGAGGGCAAGGTATGAGACTGATTGAGAGAATTTTCGTTCACTGTACTGCCTCTTCTCAGAAATGGGGCATAAAGGAGCTTTGGGATGAGTTCAAGCGCAAGGGCTGGAAAAACCCCGGCTATCACTATGTAATTACCAAGGATGGTGTCGTACACCAGATGTTACCGGTAGAAATGGTTAGCAACGGTGTGAAGGGATATAATTCTACTGCCATCAATATTGCCTATGTAGGCGGTGTCGACTCGAAGGGAAAGGCTGTAGATAACAGAACCAAGGAGCAGAAGGATGCACTGGCTACACTGCTTAAACAGCTGAAAAAGAAATATCCGAATGCGGCGATTATGGGGCATCGTGATATTTGGGGTGCAGACAAGTCGAAGTGGAAGAAGATGTGCCCTTGTTTTAATGCGAAAGAGGAATATAAAAATCTATAGCGTATGAAGTGGTATGACATAAGATTTTGGAAATGGGCTTGCATCGGTTTGGTAGTTGGAGTTATCCTGCTGGCATTCACTGGCTGCAAGACCAAGGAGTATGTGAAGGTTCCCGAGTATCATACTGAGTATATTGTGAGAAGTGACACTATCGCCAAAATGGATAGTGTGTATGTGAAGGATTCGGTTTATGTGTATCAGAAGGGTGATACCGTAGTGATAAGCAAGATTGCCTATCGGGACCGATACCGCAACATATATAAGGTGAAGCTTGATACCATCATCAAGCGTAATTCTGTTTCCGTGCCTATACCAGTGGAACGGCAGCTTACCAAGAGTGAGCAGAGATTAATGACACTGGGAAGATGCTATATCGGATTTCTTTTCCTGTTGGCTGTATGTGCCATCGGCTTTGCCTTCTGGTATCACAATAAAAAGTGCTAGCTTATGGGAAAGATTAGCGAAGAACTCCAAATGATAGACTCGCTCCTGATGGAATTTCATGAGCGGATTCAGTCGGGAAGATGTTTGACGAATAAGCAGCAGAACACGATGATGCTGAATTTCCTGCATCAGATTGCCAACAAGGATGAGCCGATCAGTAAAGCGGAAGCGTGCGGATACGTCAAAGTTTCCAGGGCTACCTTTGACCGGCTGGTGAAAGAAGGCAGGCTCCCTAAGGGACGGAAGCGCAAGGGCTGGACCGAACTTGTTTGGTATGAAAAGGATTTGGATAAGTACATAGATAAGTTGATTTAGGTATAATTTTAGTTTTTGTTTTTATAGGTTAGACGTTGTTTATTTAGCTAAAAAATCCCCACCCAGCTGTGAAGCTAGGTGGGGATTGTAGTTTACACTCTCGTTTACTCTCCAAGAATATCCTTGATTTTCTTTTCAATGTATTCGTCAGAAGTACTTTCCTTTACAAGAGCATCCACATCTGGTAGTTCTGCATTGACTCCATCCTCTTGCATTTTTGAGGTAAGCATACCCATTACCAGTTTCACCCAAGGGCTATTAGCCATGTTTGCAAATGAATCCTTTTGAATTTCATAGGCTTTCTTCAATTCTCCGTTATCACGGAAATATCTGAAGACTTCCGTTAATGCAACAATGAAGTTCTTGTCTATCATCGGGTTGCTCTTTGCCTCTTCCAGTTTAAGCATCAGGAAGAGTAATGATGAATGTAAATTGTTTTATTCATAATTATTCTTCGTTACATAAAGTTTCTACTACCTTTGTTCTTGTTGTTTTTGTTGCAGGGTCATATTCGTCATGGCGAGCCTTTACCTCGCCTTTTTTGTTGATAAAATAAACCACTCTGCCACCATCATAAAAACGATATACGGTTATACCATCCGCAACAAACAGTTTCTCTACTTTAATTTCATTAATAGAGTCTGATTTTGGAACATTAATTCCTTTGTTCTCGTTGCAAGAAACGAGCAGAAATATAACCGATACAAATAATAATATAATCTTCTTCATACGCTACTTCTTTTTACGACAAGGACAACTCTCAGCGTGGATAACACAAACTCCGTGTTTCGTGTCCACAAGCATATAGTCATGCCCATTCTTAGTAAATACTGTTGTACTAAATTCCATTGCAGGTTCATTGCTATTAGACAAAGAGCGAACACCCTCAAATATCAATGCACCTACAAGCAAACACAAGACGAACCAAACGGCTGACTTAATTAAGTTTAAAATCTTATTCTTCTTCATACGCTCCATTTAATATATTTATACACTCAACGAACTCCTCGACTTCTTCAATACTATTCAGTATAATAGTAATGCTTCCATCTTCGTTCCAGTGCTGATTACTTACATCTACCATAGCTTTATCTTACTTCTCCTTATCGAATTTATTGCCAACAACATAAGCTTTGAATAAATTAACAAATGGCTCGTAATTGTCAACTTTATCTAAACTCTTGAAGGCAAACATTCCTTCTTTTTCAATATAAACTACCTCATAGAGATTATCTATACACAAAAGGTCATAGTTATCACGCACTATATCGCCTTCCCAAATTTCATTGCAGTCTTCGTCCATCATTCCTGAGAACTGACAGACTGTTTCTGGAATTACTTTGTAAGGAGTTAAATAACATCTATCATCTTCATCACTTTCTTTACGATGAATATACGCTATTCCCTGAGAGTATGTAAGTGAACCCTCTATCCATTCTCCGTTGTCAAGACGTTTAGCCTTGAACTTGATATTTTCTATTTTCATATTTGTATGTTTATATAAAGTCTAAATAGACTATTGTTTTTACTTTATTAACTTTGTTATTGTTATCAAAATAATCACTACCTTTGCAGCGCAAATTAGAAACGAGGTAAACAGCCTCCTGGCGAAATCGCCAACAATAAAAGTCTCCTAGCCCTCCGCTCGAAAGACATTTTCCCCAGTCCAGTGCTGGGGTTTTTCTTTGTATGGCGGCTCCATGCAAGGTGCTCAAAGCAATTCCGCTTTTGGGTATAATGCCAGAAAGGAGGTTGTTGCCTCATATGTTTTCTAATTTGCAAAAGAAAGAGAGTGGTACTGAAGTTTTCTGTTGGTCTCGTCGCAGAAAGGATGGTACTATTGAGTACGCTCATGGTAAACCATTCCACTTCTTTATCAACAAGTAAATCGTAAGCTTACGTTTTAACTCTTTCGGGGAGGTGCTCACTGGAGACACCTCCTTTTTTATTTCAATTTTACCGGTTCATCATCCCAAGACAATTTTCTTCCGATGAGTTTCTTGATACTGCCTGTTGGGAGACCTACCCAATTTAATATTGATAGCCATATACTATCATGCGCTCTATAAGGCTTATCTTCGTAGATGCCTTCAAGACCACTTTTATCTACTGCTACCCATGCCATAACTATTCCTCCACTTTTACACCGAATGGAGTTCCGTCGGCAAAGGTATATGTATCGAATGGGTGTTGATATGTGTAAGGAGTATCTTCAATTCCTATAGCAATAAATTTTCCGATAGCCTTGCATACAAAAAGGGCTTGCGACTCCTTGTTTTTCACCCATCCAAACGGCTGATGCTTTTGCATTTCAGCCCAACACTCTTCTGCGTCCTTGAAAGGTCGATACTTGGTTTCTGGCTTGATTCGGTATAACTCTGGGTTTTCCAAAAATTCACGGATTCCAATTTCATCTACATCTTTCCACTCATCAAACAGGAACTGAATCTGTTTTCCTTCACAAAATGCCTTAATAATAGGCAGCAGCTCTGCTGCTTCTTTTCTATTCATACTCAATCCTCCAACTTATTAAGTGCATCCTCAATATTGCCCATTGCCTTCCAAAGAAGGTTATGCTGAGTAGCACCACCTTTATTGTACTCGTCAAGCTGATTGTATGCTTGACTTAATAAATCCTTAATTTTACTCATCGCTCATCCTCCTTTTTTCTGTTTCTCTCTATATGCTTTAATTGCGCAATACTTATGTTGCCATATCGTTTATACATACCTTGGAGATATGCAATATAGCCAGCTAATGTTATTTTATCTGCGTTCATATTCTTTTCTTTTTACCCTCTCCATGATGTTATCAAAATAATAACGGATTGGAGTCTTTATGAGCCTTTCACTCATTAACGTTCTTCGATGTGTACTAAATGCTTGATGCCTTTTCCACATAAGAGTGCTCTGAGGTGAATTGTCAAGCGGTAATTGATATTTTACGGCTACACCTAATGCCAACCAATCTAATTCGAGCACGACTTTTTCATTATTATCTTAATTTCACCTAGGAGAGGGTGGTTAGTTAATCTTCGACCTCCTTTACAGAAACATCACAACCATAAAGAGGTGACTCGTCATATTCTTTAGCCTCACACTCAATAGCTTCACGAATAGCTCTTTTCAATGACATTTCAGACTCATTAATTTCGCCTTTTACTATTACTAAAAACATTCTTTCTTCCATATTACTTATATTTATATCCTTTACAGGATGGTTAGTTACTCTGGTGTCTTCGTTGTGTATTTATCAGATGAAATGTGCAGAAACACATAATCACCATCCGTAGAAGTATTCTTAATATCATAAGAAACACCTTCTGCTTTGTCAAATACAAGTACTTCACAATCTCCACCCGTGATGTCAATGTAAGATTTAAAATGCTCTATCAACTCACTTGCTTTCATAATTCTATCTATTTATATCCCTTACAGGATGGTTATTAACTAATTCTGCTCCAATATAGGTATCAGATTCTATACCTGCTGCTTTAAATTCATCATACCAAAGCTGATATGGGTCAGTAACGCTTCCATCCTTATCAAGATAAGGATAGCAAATATGATACTCCTCACCAGATGGAACTGAATATGTAACTTTCCAAATCATATTACTATCTATTATGCCAGAAAGCAGTTAAACATTAAGTTGCGCTCTTATGAGTTTTACTCTTAGAGTTTCTTTCATCTCTTTAGCTTCACTCCAAGGTGTATATGTTCGAGTAAAACAATTGTAAGTTCTTTCATCAACACAATGCAAGCTTGTTATGAGTAATTCCAACTCTTCATCGGATAGTGTAACATTCTTTTCCATACCTACACCTCCATTTCTGAGTTAAGTCCAAGACCGAAGAGAAGGTGCTGTAAATCAGAGACGCTATTGATACCACTACGTAATGGATAGCTTCTCATATAAGCATTCCAAACATAACCAGTTTGGCTTGTCAAGCCTACTACTGCGCCTTCTTCATTTGGAGACCAGTAGAATCCATTAATAAGCTTCCATCCGTTCTTCTCTAAAATCTCTTGAGTAAGAGGGATTGGTTTTAGTTCATTTGGACTATACTTATAGACATTGCCACTATGAAACATTACATCATAGTTATTAATGATTTTCAAGAAATAGTTAACACCTCTAGTCATAACTTTAACTATATCATTGTCAACCATTACTAAATCTCCTGGAATGTATTCTAACTTATTCATACACTTACTTTTTATCAATGTTAAACCAAAACTCGCCATTCTCCTTCTTTTCAAGAAGGCTAATTATCTTCGAGAATAGCTTAACGTTAAATGGGCAGTATGTTGTTACTTCATACTCACCTTTTGCAACCTTTCTCATTCTATAAGACTGGCTTTTGAACTCCTTCTTTTGCTTTCTGTTCTTCGGCTTCACTCTTATTGTTGACTTGACGTACATTACTTCGTCTTTATTGGATAAGCCTACGACAAGGATAGTATTTCCGCACGTAGCCGTTACCTTTTTAGTTAATCCATTCATACGCTTTACTTTTTACGATGATTAAACTTCTTAATAGCATCTTTCTTAGAAGCTGCCATAATTTTAATACCATTGATGGTAAACTCATGCTGCGCCTTTGGCTGACACTTCTGCTTATCAGATGGAATGTTGCCTTTTGGAACATTAAATCTAATACGTGGAAGACCAAAAGGAAAATCACTCATTTGGTATTCCATTTCTGTTTTCATACCAATCATTGATAATAATCCATTCATACGATTTACTTTTTAATCACTATCTAGTTCTGACATAAAAGTTACTATAAAACCACAAATAGTAAGGAATGCAAACATGCCAATAATATCTGCCTTAAACAGAAAGTAGCTGTACACTTCTAACACTCCGATCAATAAGTATGTAATACTTACAAGAAGTAGCTTAAATACTTTCATATTATTATTCAATTAAAATGCAATTCTAAAATCCTTACCTTTCGAAGTTGGTCTCTTTTTGAGGACGAACTTCTCTAAATCTTCAAAGTCTATCGGGAAGAGTGCACAATATTTGTACTTTAAAGTGCAGACGAATCTTCCGTTGAGCATTACATCAAATACAAATGTTTTCATTGATTACCTCCTTTCTTTGAAACTTCTTCAATTAAAATCTCAGCTTCTTCTACCGCCTCTCTTGCGAGATTTCGTATATGTGCTTTACGAACAGAATTGGAGCATGCACCTCTATGGTCGTAATCTTCGCCACATCTTCTTACTTTATTAATAAACAACTCTGATGCTGTATTAAATAAAGTTTTTGTTTTGAATCCTTCTACATTAATCTTCACTCCCATAATCTTTTTGCAATTTCTTGATTTCACTTACGAAAAGATTGACGTTTATGTCGCAATCTATCACTTCCTGGTGGTGCTTGACGGCATCTTCTATCAGATGCGTGCATGACTCGGTGAAGCCGCAAATGTGATCGCCCTCTATGCTATAGAGATAGCGGTTTGTATTGTAGTAGGCGCACTGGCAGAGCTTGATACCATTCTGCGATAAAAACTCTCTGACTGCGGCGTTGTTAATGCGAAGCACTACCAGCTTGCTTTTTGAGGCGTAGTACTTGCGATATTTGATGCGGTCGTAGGCTACGACTGCGATAGCCATCAACCATAAGATAGCTGTTACGATAGCTATATCTGTCTGTAATGTATTCATAAGTTTGTTACGTTTTAATTATTTCTGTTCTTTACGTCTGTCTTGGCGATAGAACTTCCGTTCTGCCATCTTTCGCTCTTCTTCGGTCTTGTAGAGCACCTGATTAACATCATGCTGACTCATATCTACCGACTGAATGCGATGGGTGGCAGGATCCAGACCGTTCTTCTCGCAATAGACCTTCCAGCCTTCCAAGCCAAGAGGCTTCTTAGCTTCTTCGGCTGCTTTTCTGATTTCCTCTGCCCTTCTGCGTTCATCGTCCTGCCTTCCACGCTCTGCCAGCATATCCTGCTCGTATTTGTTGAGCGCTTCGATAATATCCTGCGGATTGATTGTCGTATTGTTATCATCGTGCTTGTGCTGGAACAGCTTTCCGTACTTTCCATCCATGATGGTGACAAAGGCATAGTCCAGTTCGGTGGCGGTCCAATAGTGATACTTGGCACAGATTCTTGCGGCAAGCATCTGAACCTGATATTCCGTAACGATGTCGAAGACTCCGAGATAGGTGAAGAGTTCTATCAGTTTGCCCTTGACCCAGCCTACAAGACTAGGTAATCCTCTCTGCATGCGGACGGAAAGCAAAGTGGTGCTGCTCTTGGTGCAGGCATCAGCGAAGGAAGTAGGACGAATGTAGTCCGGCTTATCCTTGATAATCGGAACCAAGGATTCTTGCTGCCTTTGCTGCAAGATTGTTTGCTCTCTGTTGTTCATTGCTCTGTACTGGATAAATTTCATCCTCCCATCTTGCTCCATTCAGATAAGTGAGAGGGTGCATTCTATATTGTTTTCTGGAATCATCTGATACGGAACCTGGAATCATGGTGTTCTCTACATAGGCAGGAACCGCCTTCATGCAGGCGACCTTCTCTTTCGGCTTTAGCTTATTCCACTTCTCTTCGGCTTTTTTGCGCCCCTTCTTGTAGGCATAGGCATCCCAAAAGTCTTGGAAGGTCGGAGCAATGACACTTGCTAACGGTGGTAACGTTTCATGCAAATCCACTGTCTCAAACTCGTCCACTTTCGGGAACATCGGCTTCTCCTTGTAATACTTGCCGGTTGCCATGAATCTTGCGCCATTCACGAATGCTTCACGCAAGGCTTCGTTGTCGGGGGCATATCTATTTGCCTCGGCATTGATTTCCTTTAATGTTTTCATAAGCTTGTAGTTTTTATGAGTTATACCCACCCCTTGTTGGAGTCTATATCCATCTGGCAATACTTCTTTGCCAGTTCATCATCCTGCTCGGGAAGCGGAAAGCCTATGCAGTTGGCATAGTCGGCAACGTTTCTGATTACCGATGAGGCTTCTGCGGTATCAAGGAAACCAAGGGGCTTGAATCTTGGATAGCCCTTGGAATCATACTCGCCAGTCATGAAGATGTGAGGGGCTACATTCTTCTGAATCTCACTGAGAGTCTGGTAGAACGTCTGCCCTATCTGTCCGGATAGATACGTGATGATGAAGTTGAGATAAGCCTTCTGCTGGTCGGTGGCTATAGGATGAAACTTCTTGATTTCCAAACTATAGCCTGCTGACTTAGCCTTTTCTATCTCCTTCAATGCAGCCATATAGCTGCGAGGGTCATTTAAATTCTTGAATACTGCCATATCAAATAAGATTGATGATTTCTCCACGCTTGGCATAGTACGTTGGTACGCCTATTACCTGTTGGAACTTGTTTACTGCTATGATTGGATTGAGGTGTCGGGCGGAACCGTGAATGAGGATGATCTGGTTGGCGCAATGCTCGGCATCACATTCCTTTAGCCAAGCGATGGAGTGCTCCAAACTCATGTGCGACAATCGAACACGGTCTGCCTGGCTGCGTGGTGTCTTGCCATCTGCTACCGCCTTGTCTAGGATTGCATCAGAATAGTTGCACTCTGCAAGATAGGTCTTGCAACCTTTGAGATAGAAATGCAGGTTGTAGCAATCCGTAGCGAAGAAGATGGTTCCATAGGATGGTTCGTGAATCAGATAGCCGAAGTTCTTGGCATCGTGCTCCACTTCGAACGGAGTAACCCCGAAGTTTCCGAACCTAAAGGTGATGCCCTCGGACATAGTATCTACACCCGGATATTTCTCTGCCACTTCATCGTTGGATGAAACATTGATTCCTGCCTTTAGATACTCGGGAATATACTTGGCATGGTCCCCGTGGGCGTGGCTCACGATACACCCGACTACCTTACTCGTCTTATACCCGATAGCCTTCTTCACCTCTCGCAAGTGTATGCCTGCTTCAATCAGCAGGATTTCTCCCGAATCTGATTGAAGGGCATACGAATTGCCTTTTGAGGAAGAGCCTGAAATAATCAGCTTCATATTAGCTCAGCTTAAACTTCTTGGTTTCGGTCTGAGCCTCTGGATCCTCACCAGCTGGCTGCTTGATTTCTCCAGTCTCAGCATTAACCTCGAATACTTCCTTTGCCTCGGCAAACTCCTCGTCTCGCTGCTGCTCAGCAGAAGGAGCTTCGTCTATGTTGAGAATGTCGTTGTTCTCAATGGAAAGCTCGCCCCATTTTGAGAGGAGTCTTCTCAGCACGGTCTTCAGCGCCATACTCTCGAAGTTGGAATACCAGCCCACTCCATCGCTTACTCCCGAAGCAGCCTGCTTTAATGCCAGTTCCTTCAAGGTAGTTGGTGTAACCTTGTCGCTGAACTTGACGGTAGGGCTATACTGCTTGGCATAGAGACAGACTTCATCGAGCGACATATATAGAATCTTGAAAAATCCGTCTTTCTTCTTTATGTAGGCGAAGTAGCCGATAGGCACATTTGATGTACGGACGCCCGACAAGTCGAGATTACCGGTCACCTTGTCGTAGCCTTTCAGCTCTCCCTCATACACCACATCAGAGTTGATGGTCTCGTACTTGCCGGTACGCATTGCCAGCTGGAGATAACCCTTGGTACCCACCACAAGCGTAGGAGTCATTACGCCATGGTTCTTGAAAGGAAGGATATAACACTGACCCAGCTGCTTGTTAAGCGGAAGATGCAGGGATGCTGCCTTCAGCGCCTCTGCCATCAGCGCATTAGGATTACACTGTAGAAGCTTCTCATCTGACGTTGCCAACTCCATCAAACTGGTGGTGAAGGTTCCCTTATTCTCCTTCAAGGTGTTCTGCAAAAGGGTCTGGTAATAACTATTGTTCATTACCGCCTGGAAATTCTTTACTGCTAGTGCCTTCTGTGAAGGCTGCTTTGCTACTGCTGTTTCTGCCATGATTTATATTTTTAATAAATTCTACTTCTTTTACTCCATAACCGCAAGGGATGGATATTCAAACTTCAACTTATCATCGGTTGTTACCTTCAACCGAATCTGCTGCTGATCGACCGAATAGATTGGGTCGTTCACGCTCTCACATTCATCGAGCACCATCGGTGCTGATACCTCATAGAATCTAGAGAAGGTGTTGGCGATGTCGATTCCAGCATTCACCTTGGCGGCTCCATTGAGTCGGCTATAAGGCACACCATCGTGATAGCACTCACAATATGGTTTCATATTGCCGTCAAGATCCTGAGTAAACATCGACCACTTGACGTATGAGAAGTGTCCATTCACATTCTCTTCGAGCAGCTGGCACGACTTCTTGTTGTACTCGTTTGCCAGGTCGAGTTGCTCATCAAGTTCATCCAACTGATTCTGATATGATTCCTTGTCCTGCTTTGCCTTTTCGATAAGTTCGGAAATGCGGTCATAGGCTTCTTTGGTGAAAAGAAGTTTCAGTACCTCGTTGTATCTTGTACCGATAGGTTCACGCTCCTTCGCCAATTCAAAGAGTATCTTTGCGTTCTCGTCCGAGCTGGCGGATGGTTCATTAAGCTCTGCCTGCAAGTCGGCAATCTCCTTCACTACCTGCTGATACTCTTCCTTCTCGGCAAGAATCTGCTCGTAGGTCTTCGGCTTCTCGGCATCCACCTCCAGCTTCTCGTGCTCAGCTTCCTTGAGGGTCTTGTTAGCCTTCACCAGCTGGTTGGTTGTAACCATTCGGTCGTTGTCAAGTTTCTCGAGGATATTCTTTGCATCGGTATATTCCTGCTGAATGCCGTTGAACTCCTCTTGAATCTTCTTCGATGCGTTAGACTTGCGTTCGTTGAAGCGGTCCTTGGATTCCTTCTTGATACGCTCAACATCTTCTGCCGGAAGCGGCTGACCGCAATGAGGACAGATGCCATCCTCGGCATTCCAGCTCCATCGGGATTTGGAGAGTTCTTCAAGCCGGTTATTGATGTCCACCACCTTGCGCTCGCACTCTTCCTTTTTATCCTTGGCGTGAATCTCCGATTCTGTATAGCCCCTCATCGTTGCTTTCAGATCATCAACCAGACTCTGCGCCTTCGTTACTGCGATATTGGCAGTAATCACATCACTCTGATGTTTGGCAGCCTGCTCGGTGGCGAGATTCATGGCGCCCTGCTCCATATTGTGCTTGCGCTTCTCGGCAAACTCTATCTTCTTTAGGATTCCATCGTATCTTACCTTGTCGGCACCGCCAATACGGATAGTCCGTATTTTTTGGTCGATTTCTCTAAGCTTTTCTTGGAGATTATCTATTTCGGCAGACAAGGCATCCCAATCCTGCGCTTCGGGCAGAGACTTATTGAGTTCAGCCAAGCGGACTGGAACGGCATCCAACTGCTTCTGCACTTCCTTGCGCTTGTATTTGATATGATGGATGAGGTCGGCAATCGACTTCTTTTTGAGTTCCTCGACCACGAAATCGAATCGTTCATCGCCCTGCGTAATATCCTGCGTAGTATATTGGTCAGCAAGTGATTCCAACAGTTCACGCTGCTTCTGCCAAGGAAGGCTACAGAAATTCGTTGCCGAAGATATGCGGCGGAAAACGAAATCCGGACAGATGTCTTCTACTACCTTCTTGAAGTCTCCTGCCGTGGTAACATCGCCATCCACATAGTACTTGTAGGTGTTCATGCACTTGCTGCCCTTCCAAGAATCGGTGAGGGTTCGCTTTAATACAATCTGATCGCCATCCACAAGCAGGGTGAGTTCTGCTTCGTGAGGAATCTCCTTGATAATCTCGTGATTCTTGTCGAAGGTCTTGATGTCGAGCGAATTTCCTGCCATATCCGTACCGAAGAGAACATACATGATTGCGTTGGCAATCGTGCTCTTTCCTCGTCCGTTGCCACCCGACACGATGGTAAGATTCTCGCTAAACTCATACTCGGCATCACGGATGCCACAGAAGTTGATCAGTCTCAAATTCTTAATTGTTATCTTCTTCATCTTCCTTATCTTTATTCTGTTCCTGTTTCTCTCTCAGCTCCTTATCGTATGCTTCGAATGCGCAAGCGGTTGCATAGGTGAACGCATTGCTGTTGCGCATAGCTTGAAGAAGGAGCTGCTGTAAATCTCCATCTGAGGCGTGGAGAAAGGAGAAGCCCTGCTTGGTGCTGGCATCGCCCATGAGGATGATGCAGCGGAAATGCTTGCCGTGCTCTCCTGCCTTGTCAACCTCCTCGGTAACCTTTCTGATTTGGTTGAAGTAATTTTGTCTGATATTCTTTCTACTCATGATTTCCTTTCTTGATTTCCTTTCTAAAAACCTGCCCACGCCCGGTTGCTACCCGAGAAATGGGCAGGAAAAGTGCATATATGAAAACAACTAACTAACTATCTGTTGAACCTAAGCCTTTTCTTGTGCCGGTTACCATACCGAGTTCCAAGTTAACATCTGGAACATAAGTAAAGGCACCCTGGCAAATGCGCCAGCTATAAGGGAGAATGAACTTGAAACCGAGGAGTCGCAAAATACGATTCTTCCATTTCCATCTTCCCGACTTCACGATGGCGTGGACCTCATCGCCATAACCGCAATCTATCAAGCCGAGAACCACATCAAGGTTCTCTCTTACCTTGCCCAAGCGACCGCCCTTCATCCAAGAAGGGAAGTACACATCAAGCTGCATGCCTTTGCCCGACATACCGCTGCGTGGCTGGATCAGCATCTTCACATTGGCTGGAAGCTGAATCTTGAACCCGAGCGGAACGTAATAGCGAGCGTAAGGAGCCACCTCCATATCCTTTGCTACATGAAGGTCGTAAGCGGCATCCGTCTCATACGCCTTTGTCGGGAAACAACCATGCGTCACTAACTCTACTTTAATCTTTGTACCGAATTTACTCATATATAATCTATTCTGTTTGAATTTTATTTCTCAATCAATGGCAACACATTATGCTTTTTCAACTCTTCATATAGAAAGAGTCTTCCTTTCTGTGTCCATTTGGTGTGCATAACGGAGCCGGACGAACCATCTTTGTGTTCAATAGGAATGGTGTCTGACTGAACATAGCCATTGGGAAGATACTTGGCATAGAGAATCCACTGACCGCCAACCTTGTGCTGAATGCCAAAGTTTCGAAGAAGAATATTGAAAGACTTGGCTGATTGTCCGTAGTCTTGGGCTATCTGAGTTGTTGTTACGGTCTCCTTGCTGGAAAGAATCTTATCAACATAGGTAACCTTTGGCTGCATGTTAGCGATTGTACCACTCAGTTCAACAATCTCCCTTGAACTGTCTTCAAGCATTTTCTCTTGTGCTTCAAGTTTCTCTGCTTGGTCTGCTGCCAGTCTCAATGCTTCAGCGAATGTTGTAGGTACCTTGATGAGGGATGCTTCTTTGGTTTCAAGCTCTTCCCAGCGGAGAATCAGCTTTGCCCTTGCCTCATCGTTAAACTTGGTAGCGATGTACAAACATTCAGTCTTATTCAGAACGTAGCAAGGTCTGCCTTGATTGTTGGCATCCGTGTAAGTGCCGAGCGGAAATTTCCGTTGGGCTATTTTCTCCCAAGCTGGTTCCATTTTCCTGATAGCTTCAAGTACATCAGAGTGTCGCTTGCCGGTAACCTCAGCTATCTCTAGTGAGGTCATCGTTTCATTCTTAAAGATTTCACTTCCATTCGTCATAGTTCTTTTCTATTTTAAGTTTCTCTACTTCCTTTGTGTAGTAGTCTATGAGTGTTTGAAGCTCAAAGATGGAGTATTGCTTGGTGGAGTGCTTAGTGTTCTCCAACCATTCCACCTTGTCTTCTCCCAGTTTCTTGACCAAGGCTTTGCGATAGTCCAGCAGATTACCATTCAGCATGCGGTTGCAGTAACGGCATTGTCCGAACACATTAGTCTCGCAATATCGTAGCGACATCGAAGCCCTGCCGATGAAATGACCGGCATCCATCTGGCTGAACGGCTTGTATTTACCACAAGATATACATCTGAATGCTCCTTGATTGTTTACGTCACGGAGTCTTATGTATAACTGGAAGATTCGATCAAGCTTCTTCACCAAGGATTGCTTGGAAGGAATACCCTTAGCCTTCTTCTTTTCCTGCTCCTTCTTGGGCTTATCCCAAGGAGTCTTCTTTATTGGAGTCCTTTTCAGGGGCTTGCTTCTTCTCAATACCATACCTTATTATATATATTAAAGTGTATTGTACTTGCCCTCTTCACGTCCCATATCTGCTGCGAGATTCTTGATGCGTGAGTTGAGCATATTAATCTTTCTGATTTTCAGCTCAAAAATCTCCAGCGGACACCACGGATTCCTTTCGAGCTGTTTGTATATATCGTCCACTCGCTCTTGATAGGACCGAGTCGTGAATAATTGAAGCATACGCTATTGTTTTTAAGTTTGAAGATAACCTGCCTATCCTCACGGACTTGGCAGGAACCATAACATGATAAAAATCTCAAATTCCGCCCAATATGTTGCCGCTGCAACGGGGGCATTGCTTTTTAATTCTGATAAATATGAAAAATAAAAAGTTGCAGAAGTGGGACTCGAACCCACGACCAGGTCGCACGGTTGATAAGAATATGTTAAGGGTTTACTCATTATGTTACGTGCCTGTTCTAACCAACTGAGCTATTCTGCAATATAGCGGCATCGTGCGCTACCACGAATTTAAGAGCCATGCTCACCGCTCGGGCTTGCGAAGGATTTTTGTAATACTAACAAGCAATCAGTTATTATTTTGCTTTCATCCTCGCTTACCCTATATAAAGACTTAATATCCTTCAGCTTAATTTTTCCAATAAGTCAATGATCGTATGCCCACCAAAGTGGCAATGGGATAGCTTTGCGATTGCCATTAAAATGAAAGGTGTTGGTAAATAGCCGCCAAAGCTATTTCCTTCTGGTTCGTGGCATCTTGTTTCGACCCGCAAATAATGAAATATCTGCCACTTGACATATACCGCTCTTTTATCACCTTACATCACATTTTTATAATAACAAAACACAAAAACTTGTGTGGGCTTGGGGCGAGTTGAACGCCCTTGCTAGAAAACCTGCTAAATTGCTGACTGGCGTCTAAGGTCTCCCTCTACTACCGAGCAGACTGACTCAAGCCCGATTGGCACTCCTGTTCTCACGAACGAGAATGCCTAAGTAAAATTTAATTTTTATTATTATTATGCAAAAACATTTCTTTCAGGTAACCTCCACCCTGCTCACGCAGGATGGGGGCTTAACGTTAAATCGCAACTTTTATCTAAAAGCCGAACGGCTTCCTTTACTCTTCCACAAGTTCGGGGTACTTCTTGACGAGGATACCACCAAACCTATTGCAAGTAACATTTCGAATATCGACTGCTAACTTGCTGTTTGTCTTATATGCTATGGCAGCATAAACTGCCGCATTGCAGCAGCCGACTGACTTAGCTATTTTGCCGATTTTTGATTTTCTAACCAAAATTTTCGGTTTATATACCACTTTATCCATACTTTTTTATTATCTTTGCACACGTAAAACATTAAATGATAAAGAAACGATGAATCGTTTTCTGAATCACGGATGCAAAGATACGTAATCTTGTAGAAATATCCAAGCTTTTGCATATTAATTTATAATTACTTAAACAATATTTAAACATTTAAACATTTAAACATTAATGCAATATGAAAGATATAGTTGATAGAATAAACGAGATTAGAAATTATAACAATCTGAGCGGCAGGGCTTTTGCATCTAAAATAGGTATGAAATATACCACGGTTAATAACTACATCAACGGCACAAAAGACCCTACCCTAGATTTCATCATGCACATAAAATCCACGTTTGTGGATGTTTCGTATGATTGGTTACTGGACGGCAAAGGTTCGATGTTCAAGGAAGACAAGCCAACAGATGAAGCGCTCTTAAAGGAGCTGGCAGAAGCAAAGGTCAAGCTGCTCGTACAAGAAGGCATCACCAAGGAGCTTCGTGATATGCTCCTGGAGAAGAACAACGGAAAGATAGCCGAAGACCGCAAGAGTCTTGTAGGCTGATACCTATATATACGAAAAAAGCAGGGCACTAGGCTCTGCTTTTTCGTTTTACCATGAAATAATGCGATCATTAATTTCATGCCACATTTCGACAAGAATCCTCTTGTGTTCTTTTATAATTTCATAACGTGCCTTTAATTTCCATTTGGTGCGCCTTCCTATTATCAAGTACTCAACTTTCTCGTCATACTTGAAAATCATGTCAGACGGCACCACTGACGTTTTGATTTCCGTTGGATGCACACGTTTTTCTACCCCATACTTTGCAGCCTTCTTCAGTTTGCGAGGTATGCGAGCCTTAAAGGATCTAAAGAATCTTCTCTTCATGCCACCTCACTTTTTGACAAAAAACGCTCCGGCACACCAGTCATTGCTTTCTGCATCAACATGAAGTCTGATACATCTTCCGACATACTCGCCCTTGAAATGCTTGCAACGACTGCACTCCTTTGAATTTCTCAAAATTGCACGAAACAAACTGACGTTAGCACTAGGGGCATTTGCCTTATACCATCTGACTACAGCTTTTTTGTACAGATATCCAAATCTAGGTAAGAACCTACTATCTTCCTTGATTCCATCCTCTGAATCGAAGTAACGTTCATCCGTTCCTCTCTTCATAATATTCAGGATCTTCTTTGCTAATCTAATCTTCATACGCTACTTCTTTTTAGTGTATTCAATATCCTTGTAAGATACTCGCTCCTTACTCCAAGTCACCTCATCCAACTCATCGAAGTCGGCACCATCGGGCGTATCTTCTCCTATCACCAAGAAGATACTATCGGGAACATTGGTCATTTCATTCTCATCATCAAGCTCTCGGATGGTGGTATCTAGAAGGTCGTAGAGGTCTTGTGTTTGCCCCTCGAAAAGCATCTTCTTTGTATCACCCTTCCAATTTTTGAGTTTCTTTCTAGCATTCTTTAATGCTTCGTATGTCTCTTGTGTAATCATAACCTTTATTGTTTATATTACTTATAGCATCGGACAAATACTTATTCATTGCCTTTGTCAGTCTGTCCATACACTAGTTCTTCTTTGTTGAAAAATCAATAATATCGTTCGCCAGCTTAATGGCAAGCTTAGGCTTGAAGAAGCACTTATTCAACTCATCGCGCAAGTCTGTAGCCATAGAAGCAATATTCGGAAGCTTGTTGAGAATGCGAAGTTTCTTGGCTTCAAATTCACCGGTCATACTTGCGTACTTTTCACGCAAATCACGCTCCTTGTCTTGATAAACAGCTTCCAAGTCCTTTTCCTTCTGTTCGTACGTCTTTTTGAGGTCAGCCTTCATTCCGTTGTACTTGCCGTCAAGCTTATTTTTCTCATCAGCATAAGCTCGTCTTTCGCAATCTCTGTCGTAGATACTACGCTTTACCTCATTCTGCATAGCGTTCTCAACCTTCAAGCGGACATCTTCGAAGTTAACGTAAGACTCAGAAGACTCGATTGTGCGTCTCGTGGTTGGCTTTTCTTCCATATCGAAGCCTGGCTCAAATCTCCCATACCTTGGGCTAGGCACATTTACCTCAACAACCGTCTCCTTGCGAAGAATCACCTTTGCACCCTGCTTCAAGGAATCATTCAGCTTCTTCAACTCCTTGACCTGCTCTTCCAACTCTGAGTTACGCTTGCGTATTGCATCGTACTCTGATAAATCTACGTTTACTATTGCCATAACACTATTATTTTAATTGTTCACACGCTTTCTTTTCCCACTCGGCAAAGGAAAGAATATCCTTTCCCTTACCGAACACTCTCATGTGTCGCTTGTAGCTATTGTAAGCCGCAAGCTTTATCTCTTCCATTTCTGTCATACGCTACAACTTTTCTATTTGCGACTCCAAGTTATGAATATTGTCCTTGATGATGGCGAGAATTTTCCCCTTTATTTCTTTAATACCTTCATCGCCAAGAACACGATTCGCAATGAATGTATCTCCGTTTCTTTCTCGACTACAAAGAATCACGTTTAACTCTACAGAAGGGTTCAGCGCAAATTTCAGAAGATTTCTATCGTAATCGAGATCCTCCTTGAGCTTGATAGCTTTCTCTAAATCCTGCTCTTTCATACACTAGCCCTCCTTTCTAACGAACTTGCCGTCCGAGATTCTAAAACCTCTTCTATGCAACTCCTCAAACAGAGTTCCAGAGTCGGCATAGTTGATATGCTCGTTCACAAACTGCTCCATATCGCTGAATGATTTGCCCGAAGCAGGGTCCGTGATGGCGAACTTGTTTAGCTCATCTTCCATATCCACAAGGGATAATCTAATCTCATCATAAGTCTGCTTTTGAATTTTACCCTCCATGCACAAGACTTTTACGATGATAATAATCTTGTCTATCTGTTTAAATACTTTTTTCATAAGCCTACAATTTATCTTTTATCTCGCTCAGCTGCGATATGATAACGCAAAGGGCGATTGCAATGAATACCTTGAACATAATAATACTTTTTAGAATTTTCTAAAGAAAGCCAGCTCTACTTTCACAAGCAAAAACTGGCGTATTACGCTTAAAAAATGAATGTTTCAAAATTTATCTCTGTTTAAATTTCATTACCGCCCCATATATAGTATGAGCTGCATCGTGGCATGACTGGGAACATTGTTCTACTCCCCATAACTTCCTGCCTTTAATATCGTCATTCGCAAGACTCTCGGACAAAGACAATGCTAAAAGCTGCGTCTTATCCAAGTTATCACGGATACTATCCTTTTTCTCTATATTTAGAGCGCTTCTTATGGCAGGAGCATTCATACCAAACAGACCGGTATATGAAGCGTTGGTGCATTCACGAAAGCCATTGTCATGAACTCCGTGCGTTCCGAGCGTTGCGGTAAGTTCCTTTCTTATACCGACTCCTTTCATTCTCTCGTTTATCCAAGCATCATCCTTCCCCTTTCTCTTGTAGGCATTACGATACTTATCAAGATACATATCTGGATTCTGCTGCGCTACTACCTCTTGAAGGAAGACTTCGTTAACAACAACCGCAAGGTCTTTATCAAGGTAGCGAGCATATTCGAGCAAGATTCTGTTGCTTGCATACGTTCCACCCTTGCGACCTCGCTTAACTCGTAAAAGGTGAGTGGGAATCACCTTTTCTCTTTTGCACTCAGCATCAATATACCTTATGGTCTCATTAATGCGAAGCCAAAACTTCGGGTCTCTATTCTTTGGTGACCCTGCCAACTTCCACAAGTCGTTTAGTGACTTCAACTCGCCATCAACTCCTACTAAACTCTTCAAAGATGAGGCTGAAAATCTTGAAACTTGATTCATTCTCTATCTTAACTTTATTATTGTTCAATATTTTTGTTTTTTATTATTAAATGGATAGATTTTGGATTCCTTTGGATTCTAGGTTCCCCCTTATCGCGCACGAACGTGAACGACAAGAAAACCTAAGATTCCGAGTATGGATGAGTCCCATCATCCCCCATCATCTGACCACTTGATAAATCTACATCAGTTAGTCTAAGCAGCTTTCGGTGTAGTTACCTCCTTGCCCGCCTTCTGCCTTCAGTTCCTGCGGTGCCACCATGCTCCTCTTGTGGCTGGGGTTTAAAGTCAGCGTAGCCGAGTGGAGTTAACCGACAAACTACCATGACCGCCAATAAAAACTCGGGGAAAATAAAAATCCCCAAGTCGTGTGACGCCGACCTAGGGATTTCGTGATTTATATATTGAACCTATTGAACCAGGTTTATATATCGAAGTTCTTGTATCAATCGTCACATTGACGAGTGCAAAAGTACACAATCGTAGGCAAACATCCAAGCTTTTATACACTCTTTAACTAGGAAGGAATACAAAAAGTTTGTATCTTGTTGGTTTTTAGCAACTTATAGCATTTTTCTTATTTTTAAAGTGTATAAATATCAAAGAAAACTACCTAAAAATTTGTGTTATAAAAAAGTTATCATTATCTTTGCATTGGAAAAGGAAGTGTCTGAAACAGACTATGTTAGAAATTTTGTTGTATGACCCCTAAGGGTGTACAAAGGATGGCGTGTCATAAGTTTATGACGCGCCATCTTTTTTTATGGTAAAAGTTATGACTCCCTATCCTATTGGATGGTAATCCAGATACTTTCGTCTCGGTCGCGGGCCGCTGTCATGGCGTTGATGAGTCGCTGCAGCCAGATGCGGGAGTCCACCACCATGCCCTCGAACTTGTTCTCCCCAACGAGGATGCAGCCTTGCGTGTCGTCAGGATAATTGCCTGCATGGATGCGGATGCCCTCGAAATTCGGCACGCCCAACAGCAATGGCAGCCAACGCTTGAATCTTGGCGAATACGATATGACCACGGGATATGATCCCTCAGGAATGGCCGTATGGCCAGGTACCTTACGTGCCTTCACGCCGCTCTTGCGGCTATAGCGGGCATCCACTTCCTCTGGCTTTAGCTTGATACCCAAAAGATTGCGCCATGTAGGCTCCATGGTATCGCAGAGATATGTATCCTTGGACAGCAGCTGGCTGTCAAAGGTATGAACCAATCTTCTCTTGTCGTCTATCTTCTTACCAGGCAGCGATTTACGATTTACGCTTGCATCGGTCAGCAGATAGAGTCTGCCTATGGTATAAGTTCCTTTTTTAGCTATACGCTTTAATACTATTTCCATTTTGTCTGAATATTAAGTGTTAAGTTTTTGAAACTGTTAAACGTTGAAACCTCTCAGGTCGAGTCCGTCAGAACGATATAATAGCTTCTTAAAACTGAATAACTGAATACTGAACACCTTTCCGCCTTGCTTTCCGTCAGCTCCGTCGGCATTTGCTCCCTTCGGAGGAACCTTCTCGATGTAATGGCGGTTCACCCAGTTTCTCAGCATCATCGCCGTGCCCTTCTTGCCGAACTCGTTCTGCTGACGCACCATCTCAGCCTGCGCATAGGTGAAGATGTCAGGCAATTGCTGCAGCAGGTTAGCTGGTCCTCGCTTGCTCGATTTCTCGCCTACCTCATTAGCCTTGGCTATGCCTGCACCAAAGAAAATCATCTTGCACCACAGGTCGTAGCTCTCGCTCCATCTGATGAACTCTTCTATTTCGGGTTCCCATTTGCAGCCGTTCGCCACGTACAGCACGCAAGCCTTGAGAAAGGCAATTACGTTGCCACGGAAGGAAAGATTCTCGAACACCCTGTTTTGTGACATGCGTGAAAAGTCGGCGTTCTCTTCCTTCAACTTTTCTGCCAGGGCGAAAGCCCCGTCGCAGTCTATTCTGCCCGATGCCTTGCACAGATTCTCTATGTACGGTTTGAGCGCCTCTCTGAAGGCATCGTCGTATTCGCCATATACAGGCATTTCGGCACCGATTTCCCGCTCCGGGATGGTACAGAAGTTGATGCGGCTGATAGGTCCGTCGGTGAGCACCTTCGAGAAATATCGCTGCCCCAGCTGGACGGTGGTCGATGCATTCCAGTTGAACCGGATGGTGATGCGCTCGGTGATACTCGATGTGCCCACGCGGGTCTGGCCGTATGAGTTCCCAGGATCA